AAATGCATTAGGTTTATCAATCGGTTGATTGCGATTATCTAATACAGGATGTATCTGAGTTCTACTTACAGGCTCACTATCTCCTGTTGGCACAGTCACAGTAACTTGAACAAAACAACCCGCTTCAGTTTGCATATATGGTTGTTTAGCACCTTCAAGTCCCCATTCATGTATAGTCCATGTAGCGTCTGGAGCAACTTTAAGAAACTCTCTAACTGCCCACGCCCAACTAAGATAAGTGAAGTTACCTTTCTTCTTAGTAAACTCATTTACATTTAATTCGTTCAACTGGTCAAATATGTCTTGTATTCTACTCTTTGTTTTCTTTGTTGGCATCTTTGCTCTCCTCGTTTTCAAATACCATTTTTACTGCATTAGTAGTGTTGTAAGCACTCTGTATGTACACTTTGGTGTATTTAGTTAAGTTATTAGCTTTTAGAAAAGACTTCGGTAAAGTAATCCTTCCTCTTTCATCAATATTACACTCAGCTATCCACATCATCTTTCTTCTTCTCCTTTTTCAATGTAAACTGATACATCCAAGCAGAGACTAGTTTTCTAGCCATATGTTTATCTACTCCCATTTCTTCTATTATGAAATCAGGTGCTTGAAACATATTTATACTTCCTGACTCTCTTAACTCATCCAAAAAGGGAAAAGCCTCTTCTGCTAGTTTGTCAAATAATACATCATGTTCTGTTGTTGCCACGATATTCCTCCATTCTATTCATTAACATTAAAAACAAATGCAATGATACAAATACAAGTATACTTATTAATAAATACGCTATGCATTGCATCATCCAATTAGGTAAATCAATCATTATTATCATCTCGTCAATCCCTCACAATATTTTCCTTGATAATCACAATATTTACACTCCCAATTCTCAAAAGGAACACCAACATCTCCAACTTGTAAATCTTCAGGTTCATCTGTGTCTTCTTTTATTTCATACAACTCTGTCCAATATTCATACGCTTCATCAAACCATACATCAGGGATATATTCCTTCCTAACTGTACTAGTGTCTTTGTTATACCACAACAATCCAAGTGTTGCAGTATTTACTTGTAATTCATTACAAATACCCATTCCATAAGTAGCTACTTGCATAGCATATCGTCTATCAATCTTATTGACAGCACCTCTGCCATACTTTAGTCTCCACTTATATGAGCCTGCCGTCTTGTAATCCCATACTTCAACATTACTTATGTCACCATTTACTTCTCTGTATGTGCATAAATCTAAATGACCTAATACATTTAAATCTTCTAGCTCAATACGATGCTCAAGTAATACTTTGAGATTGTCAGGCTTATTGTCTTCCATATACTTATTAACTGCTAGTTCTAAATCATTATGAACTATAGTACCAAGTCTTAGAAGTCTCATATTTCTAGGTTTTAATTCCTTCTTTTCATCGCCTCTTATCTTATGTAATTGCTTACGATAGCAACTACCCGCTGATGATGCACCAAACATAGATTCAACACCTTTGTATTTCTTTTGGTTCTCATCTTGTTCAGATTGCAGAAAAGAATGGTAAACTTGCTCAATGTCAAGATTCATGTTTTACTCCTTCGCACAGGTCTAAATTTAACAATATCAATAGATAAAGACAAGAAGGAAGGACAATGGAGCTACTCAAAACCTCCCTTCTGTCTTATGGCGTACTCCTAAAGGCTATCAGGGTACAAGTCTATATTCTGCGTATTTCTTCTTACCAGTGCTGTTCTTATTAATAATTGTGTAGCCTTCATCTCTTAATTCAAAGATGATAGCCGCGAGTCTCATACTTCTTATGTCTGGATTCTGCATAGCGTCAAGTGGAGTCAATGATTGTCCTGTCTTTAAATAGTCTAAGACATTATCTTTTTTACTCTTCTTCTTTCTTACCATACCTGAAATCCTCCTGAAGACTCAACAAACAATCTCCATCTCTTAGCTACATCAGTTTTAAATGGATAACTAGCCATAAAGTTTCTAGTTTTACCTGTTCCCTTACAAGGGTTACAAGATTTCTTATCACTATTATGTATTCCAGTTCCATTGCAACCAACACACTCTTCATCTTCAAGTTTGTCTTGCCATTCTTTATAGCTCTTCTCGTACTTCTCTAAAGTTCCATCTTCCTCTGCCTTCCTTAGTAGTCTCGCCATTCTTATTGCAGTAGTCTTAGGCACTTTAATACCATCATTAGACATACCTGCATCAATGTGTTTATCTGACATTACATTAAGACACACATCGACTGTATAAGACCACAATCCTCTCCACCACCAGACATTACTTCTCCAATAGTCTCCGGGGACTGCTTCCTCATACGCTGACACTCTTGCCCAATGGTCTTCTTGCTCATGTTTCTTGAGCTTATTGAAGTTATCAGGATAGAGTGGTTTCTCGATACCTAAGTGATTGATTGGACTTAATCCATACACATCATATCCCATAGTATCCTCCTTATCTTGCTTGTTATAGGAAATTTAGAGGCAACTACAATCTTCGGTGACTCCCATCGTGTTAGCCACATTACTGCGCAGTTGGGAACGAACTTGTTATCATTGCCTCTTTAAAGTTTTGGGGGAACTGGTTCGCCAACCATATACATTTGTCATCCTCTTCTCTTTTGTTCCAAGTATTCTCAGCTAATGCTTCATTGTCTACTCTTTACTCAAGTCAAACTTTGACTAATTCTGTCCCCCCATTTACAGGAGTTTTAATCCAAGCCGTACTCTTGTTGTATACGACTAATGTGTTCACCTTCAAGGTATAGGTCATAGTTATAACCACACATTTGCTTTAATAAATCATAAGCATCTGTCAATTCATCACGATATTCTTCTTCCTTCATCATATCCATTGATGTATCATAATCAAACATTCCTTCGTGAACATGGTAATTTTCATACCTATTTGGCTTATTTTGGGTATTCTTCATATCAAGAGTATCCTTAATAAGTCTAGGTATTGGTAGCTCTTTGCCATACTTCTTTTGATTGAAGTTTAGAGCTTTATAATAACTGTGTACTGGTTTGTTTTGTTTCATAACTGTCTCCTAAAGTTATTAGTATGTGTTTAACTTTCCAACTCTTTCATATTGCAATAGTCGTAATAACTACCTTTGTCTGTCCAAACATCCCAATATCCAACCCATCTAACTAGTTCAGGGAAGCGTACAAATCCGTACATATCAGGGTCTTCGTTCATCCAAGAGTTCTTGATATATTGTTTCAACTTCAATCCTGTATCAACAGGACTAACGCTATTAATATCTCCAACTTTTAGTAGTTTATTTTGATTTCTGTCAATTCTAAGGTCAGCCTTCCAACCACAGTTTAATGTTATGTGTAGAGGTGTATCAGAGTTGTGCTGAAATTTATACTGTTTACCCACAATACAATCTCTAGTCAAGTGTCCTTTAAGGTCTTTAGTGTTAATATAACAAGCATAAGCACTCATCTCTTCTAATGCAACCATTCCATAAATGAATACTTCTTGCAATGGTTTACCTTCACCCCACTTATAACCTTCACCTATCTCAGGTGGTAATATAGGTTCTCTCTCCCCACTTCCTGCGTAATCATATGTCACATGAAGTCCATTATGTGGGAAGAATATACCAGAGTATAATTGATTTAAATCTTTTCCATGTATATCCATTATTTCCTCGCCTCTTTCTTTCTCTTCTTCTCTTCACGCTTTCTTCTTTTAATGTCCTCGTTCTTCTTTCGTCTATTTATTTTATTTTGTTTAGCCTGTCTCATTTGTCTCTCCTGTTAGTTAATGTTTAAAAGTATGTGGTCACTCTTTCTCGCTTGATTAGAGTTGTCTATCACAGACTTCAATAGATTATGGATAGCGGTTTTGAACACATTATACCATAAGTACACCAAGATAACCATAATTCTGAGGAGCTACCTACTGATTAGAATGGCATCTTCTTGCCGATGCCCACAAGGTTCTTCAACCTCATGGTAAGATTCCGTCCTATGCCTTGCAACGCCTTAACACATTGCTAAGATGACATACGATGACCTGATAAGTCTTGAGTGCTTTCATACCTTTAGGGATAGCAGTAAGACCACTCTATGATACTACATCATATCGTATTTGTATCGAAGTCTAGGATAACTTCATAGATACAGTCAAATGTACTCAACTAAGTTTAGTTTAGTTATTTAACGGTTTCCTCTATTGATGATTAGTCACTATCTACTCAAAGTGACCACAATTAAAGTTTAGGCTCTGCATATCTATCACAAGAAGGATAAGATAGAAGGAACAGATGCGGAGTCCCTACAGAGCCTTTAAGTCGCATTGCCAGTTTCTGTCTCCCGGTACTGGTAACCCATAGAGTATAATTTCTTTTAATTTTGGTAAATACTCATTTAACCTCACCATATCTCTGGACTAGTGATTATAAGCCACCATATAAATGTAGCAAACATCATAAGTACACAAAGAAATTCACCTATAAATCTTTTGGTTGATTCTCGCATTTTCTTACCTCTAGGTTGTGACAAGTGGACATTTCTGCCCACCTGTCGTTGCAACAACTACTCTGCCAAGAATGACTCTAGGATTAAACTCCCTTCATCATCTGTTATACAGAGCATAGCCTTTAGTTTATCGTAAGAGACATCTAGCATTTCAGATGCTTTACTACACGCTTTAGATGAATTAGATGCCTTAACAAAGCCACCAAATCTCACCTTGCGTGAGGTATTCATTCCATGTTCACCATACAGTAATGATGTACTAGGAACTTCAACCAATATCATATACTTGTGCATACGATACCTCCTGTTCTGTTGTTGATTCATTCGTTATTTTACAACATACAAGAGTATTATAAGTTAATGCCCATGTTATCCCAATAGAACTATATATAAATGGGAGTGAGTGAGCGTATATGTATCATAATTGTACCACTTTATACAAATATACGACTTTATATAAATATATGTTAATTGTACTACTTAATTAATAAATCAAGGTAGGAAAGTGGATACATTGCATACCCACTCTCCCCTGAAGACTCCTTAGTATCTTCAATAAACCTTACTTAGGATTGATTGCCTCTCGTACTGCCTCTGCAATGATTGGAGCCATTAGTGTAGCTGTTTCTGTAAGCATATCAGTCTGTGCCTGCTTCTGCTTCTTCATCGCTTTCTTTAGCTTCTTCTCACTCTTGCCTCTGCGTGCTGATGGATGCTCAGTTTCTGTTATTATAGATACAGCGTGTTCCATAGTTTCAAACATCTGTGAGTACGACCTATCTATACTTCTATCACTAAGTGGAAACCTACGACTACGCTTCTGCCTCGCTGAGGTGTATGTAGCGTGTATGTCATCGATAACGAACTCTGCGTTCATCCACTTACCTAATCCGACAAATTCCATGTTTATTCTCCTTATTAAGTTTACGATTCGATTACAACTAAAAAGTCATAATCAAAAAACCCAAAAAGACCGGGGTAGGGTGTGTATGTGGTTGCCTATCAAAATACTACAATTTTTTCTTGTAAATAACCTGGGCATAGGTATATATTCTAGATAATTGGAGGAATAATATTATGACAATTACATCAAAACAGTTAACAGGAAATGAAGCCTTTACAGGAGTAGCTAGAACAGAGCATGATAATGCTATGAGGGAAAAGGAAAAATTGATTGCAGAGCTTGAAGAAGTGAAAGCAAAAGTGGATGCGAAGTCTAAAAAGAAAAGTAAGCAAAAGAAAAAGTAATAGTATATTAATATATATATAATATATAATATATATATGTAATAGGCTGTGGCATGAATCTTATGGCAGTTGAAATACCTCATTTATCTAATTTCCCATTGGAAGAACAAGAGAGAATCTTGGAAAAGATGGTAACAAACTATGCTTCTGAAATGATAGCTCAAGAAAAGGCTGAAAAAGAAAAATGGACTTATATAGAAATTGATGGAGAAACTTTTCGGATACATGATAAGGTAAATGATTTACTAAATAGCGTTTATCGGATGTATGAAAAGGAAGTCAAAAAAGAGAAGAGTTAATGGAGTATAGAGAGATAAAGAGGGTAAAGCATTATGTTTACGATAACATTGAAGAGTTTCACAAAGACCACCCTCGTATTACACCCGTGGATGATTGGAAAAAAGGAAAAGAGGGCGATTGGGTGTATTCAAGTGACAATAGGATAGTTCAACTTCTAAAAGTAAAAGAAGACCTTAAACATCCGAATGACCGACCAAACTATAGTCATAGTAAAGGTTATGTTAGGACTATTGTTGGCACATTTCTGCGTAATGATAAAACTGAAATGGATACCAACTTTGAAGAGCATCCTAACAGATACACTTTCTCGAAGAAAATTAAAAACACCAATTCACGAATTAGAGAAAGAAAGAACCCAACGAATAAAGAAAAGCTATTTGCGACAACTGTTGCAATCGGAACCGACGCAGTTAAAGCGTACATGGATGCTTTTCAAGAAACTGATAGAGATAAGGCTAGGAAAAAAGCCGTAGTCTTACTTAAACAGAGGAGAGTTATGGAAGAAGTAGAAAAAAATGTGAACGATGTGGCTAAAAAATTAGGCATCGACCACGATTATATCCTTAGGTCACTAAAACACCTAGCCGATTATAGTGACGACCAAAATATAGCATTGCAATCCCTAAAGGAGCTTGGTAAGGCAGTAGGGACTCTAGGTACTGGTACTAAAAAAGTAGAGACTGGAGTGATTGGAATGTTTCAAGGCTTCTCCCCTGAGCAATTACAGGGTGCTAGAAGAGAACTTAACGAAGAAAACGAGGTAAAATAGTGGCAAAAAGCAAGAAGGAAGAGTTAGACCCATCGATTCACTTTGATGAAGAGGCGTTTACTACAGATAACGATGGTAATATCATCAGTTGTCCTCATTGTGGTACTAAACATCTAAGGAGAGATGGTTGGAATTACTATAAAAATAGTCAAAAGCAGATGTGGCTTTGCTATGGTTGTCATAGGAAGACATTAAAACCTGAAATAGTAAAAGCATCACCATTTACCAAAGAAACACCTGAACCAGAAGACCTACCAGTGCCTGAAATCATAGAGCATAGGAAGAAAATGTATGCTCAGAAGGTCAAAGGTCGTAATAGTAAAAAACTCATCAATTTGGACATCCATATGGACGGACCGATAGGGATAGCACACTTTGGTGACCCTCATGTAGACGATGATGGTACTAATATTGGCGACATTCTTCAGAAATGTGATATTATAAACAACACCGAAGGCTTGTTTGCTGGGAATCTAGGAGATATTCAAAATAATTGGGTAGGTAGACTAGGTTTTCTTTATGGTCAGCAATCAATGTCAGCTAAAGAGTCTTGGAGACTTACTGAATACTTCGTTAATAAAATGGATTGGCTTTATCTGATAGCAGGTAACCACGATGTATGGAGTGGAGATGGTGACCCTCTAGATTTTCTTATGAGAGACACAAAAGGAGTCTATGAGAAATGGGGAGCTAGGATGAATATGCGATTCCCTAATGGAAAAGAAATCAGAATAAACGCTAGACACACCTTTAAAGGCAACTCAATTTGGAATACTGCTCATGGAGTATCTAGAGCAATCCAAACAGGTTGGCGTGACCATATCCTTACTTGTGGACATACTCATGTCTCAGGATACCAAGTGCTTAAAGACCCTTCAACTGGTCTAATAAGCCACGGATTACAAGTTGCAAGTTTTAAGATATTAGATAACTATGCCGACAAGCTAGGTTTAGATTGTAAGAATATCTTTAATTGTCCTGTTACCATTATAGACCCTCGATATGATGATGATGATAATAGGCTTATAACAACAATATTCAGTTTAGAGAAGGGTGCTGAATATCTAAATTATCTAAGGAGTCAAAAATGATAGAAATTTCAATGCTATTGTGTCTTGTCTTGGTTTGTTATAATTCATACCTATGGCGAGAAGGGGAATGGAAGAAAGGTAAATATTTTTATAGGAGGAGATAATGTGGTTCTGGATACAAACATTTATAGATGAACATTATTTTCCTTTTGTGGAATTTATCTTAACTATGTTTTTAGTGCTTTTCTGGTCTATAATTAGTAGGCTAAGAAGAATAGAAAAAAAGATAGATGGAAGTTGGTGGCAAAATTAATGCCGACTCCATTTATGTGTCACGATTGTGATTCACCAACAATGAATAGTCATGGAGTTTGTGATGGTTGTATAGAACCAACGACTGCTGACGAATACAACAAGGAGTTATATGAAAAACCCAAAGAGAAAGGGAATTACCAAAGGGGATTTGGTAAGAGCCATAAAAGATATAGGCGAGAGACAAGAAACGCTTATGAAGTTAATAAGACAATTAAATGAGAAGATTACTATAGTTGATAATATTCTTGGCATTTATGTAGATTTTAACGGAGATACTGAAAAACTAAAGGAAAGAATAAAAGAAGTTAATGAAACACAAGCAAAAGAGAATACTAGTAGTAATCCCGTATCTGAAGAAGAAGAGTAACACTACTGTGACATCTTATCCCGGTCCGTGGCGAACATAAACACACAAAATGTAAACGCTGCGGAGGAAGCTCTTCATCTAGCTAGTAAGGACTTAATTGCCTTTGGTAAATTATTCCTGCCTGATGATTTCTTACGAAGTGAGACTCCGTTCTTTCATCTTGAGATGGCTGATTACATTGACAATAAAGAAACAAAGCAATTAGCAATTATCCTACCTAGAGGACATGGCAAAACTGTTCTAACGAAAGCAAGTATCATTAAAGACTTTTGCTTTTTAGATACCGATATGCATTTCTATGCTTGGGTGTCAGCTACACAAAGGCTATCCGTAGGTAATATGGATTACATCAAACACCACTTTGAGTACAATGAGAAAATCATTTATTACTTTGGTAAACTTAAAGGAAAGAAGTGGACAGAGGAGGATATAGAATTAACAAATGGTTGCAAACTCATTTCCAAGAGTAATGTCGCTGGGATTAGGGGAGGAGCAAAGCTCCACAAAAGATACGACCTCATCATCCTTGACGACTTTGAACATGAACAGAACACAATCACACAAGAAGCTAGAGCAAAAAACGCCAATCTGGTTACTGCCGTTGTTTACCCTGCTCTTGAGCCTCATACTGGTCGCCTTCGTGTCAATGGGACTCCTGTTCATTATGATTCTTTCATTAATAACCTTCTTACTTCAAATGAAAAAGCTATTAAAGGGAACAAAGACTTCGCTTGGAAGGTTATAACCTATAAAGCCATATTGCCTGATGGGAGTCCATTGTGGGCAAGTTGGTTTCCTACTTCAAAACTAGAAGAAAAGAAGAAGTTCTATAGAGACTCAGGAACTCCTTCTAAGTTCTATCAAGAATATATGATGGAGGTACAAAGTGAAGAAGATGCAGTCTGGACTTACAAACATATTAAATACTATGAAGGATTTTATACCCACGAAGATGGAGTTAACTACATTTCTATCGATGGGGAAAGAACTCCTGTTAATACCTTTATTGGCTGTGACCCTGCTACTGATATTGATACTAAGGAGTCTGACTTTAGTGTTATCATGGTTGTTGCGGTTGATGTAAATAATAATTTATATGTATTAGAATATGAAAGACATAGAAGTATTCCTACATTAGGTGCGAAAGATAGTTCCAATAAAATCATCGACAAGAAAGGTGTTGTGGATTTTATTATGGAACTTCACGAGAAGTACCATTGTACATCTTCCTGTGTCGAAGATGTGGCAATGAACAGGTCTATCTTTCAAGCCTTAAATGATGAAAGAAGAAGACTTAATAAATTTAGTATAGCAGTTATACCTGAAAAACCTGGGGGAACACAAAAGAGAAATCGTATCTATAGTGGTCTTTCTGGTCGTTTTTCAATGGGTGCAGTATATGTAAGAGAAAACCAGTTTGATTTAATAAACGAAATTGTTACATTTGGACCGAGAATGGCACATGATGACACCATTGAGGCACTTTATTATGCAAATTTATTCGCTTTTCCCGCTAATTTATCGCAAAATAAGGAAAAAAAGTGGTATAAAAAGAAAAGAAAAGCAAAAAGTTGGCTTATTGCATGAGATTTGAAGAAATTATAGAACATACTTTAAAGCATGAAGGAGGATATGTTGACGACCCTAAGGATTTAGGGGGAGAAACTAATATGGGAATTGCTAAAAGATTCTATCCTGATGTTGACATAAAGAATCTCACAAAAGAAGAAGCCATAGAAATTTATAAAGAAGATTATTGGGACAAAAATAAAGTAGAGCAAGTCCCTGAAGAGTTAAGACATATTTATTTTGATATGTGTGTTAATCAAGGTAGGCGAACTGCTGTTAAGATATTGCAAATGGCTATCAATGGAAAAGGTGCTAATCTAGAAATAGATGGAGGCTTTGGACCAGCGACAAGAGGAGCTTTGAACCAATATACACCTTCGGCAAATAGAGTTCGGTGCTATAGATTAAAGCATTATTATGATTTAGTTAATCGAAAACCAGAGCAAGAAAGATTTTTGTATGGTTGGTATAGAAGGACAATAGCAGTATAATGGCTAGAAAAGGTAGACCTAAAAAGGCTGAAATTGTTAGAGACTTATATAAGAAGACGAATACTTTTCATAGAAGAAAGTGGTATAACGATAGTCAGCAATCAGTAGATTTTTATTTAAACGACCAGTTATCACAAGCTGAAAGAGATGCATTAGTAGAGTCAGGTATGCCTGATTTTATTATTAATAGAATAACTCCAGCTATAGACATAATGAAATACTTTGTTACTGCTAATAACCCTAGATGGCAAGCAGTAGGAGTAGATGGAAGTGACTCAGATATTGCTCATTTACATGGAACTATTTCAGAATATTGTTGGCATTTATCAAATGGTAAATCATTATTTGGTCAAGTTATTCACGATGCTCTTACAAAAGGAATGGGTATTTTTGCTATATCAGTAGATACCAATGCTGATAAAGGGAAAGGGGAAGTTAGATTTACAAGTGTAGACCCTTATGATGTTTATGTAGACCCAACATCTAGAGACATTCAATTCAGAGATGCTAATTATATTATCATTCAAAAGAATATGACTAAAGAGGCATTGAAGAAATTGATGCCTAAATATAAAAGAAAAATCTCAATAGCAAGTGCTAGTCCAGAGGCTAAGCAAACATCTAATAGAGATAAAGATGCTAGTTATTCTATTCAACATACAGATATAGATTTTGCTGATAGTTATAAACCTGATACTGCTGAGAGAGATGAGACAGTAGATTTTTATGAACTCTACGAAAGAATTAGAGTTGAATTTGTAAGCGCAGTTATTAAAACGCCTCCTACTCCTTCTGAGATAAAAGCAATACAAATGCAGATTGAACAAGAGATGGAAATGAATCAACAAGAGATTCAAGTCTCGTTAATGGAGAAACAACAAGAAATACAACAAGCTGTTCAAGAAGGAGAAATGATTCAAGAAAGAGCAGAACTTGAAATGCAAAAAGCACAACAAGAGGCAGAGGCTACTATTCAGGAAATGCAAAGAAGTCTTGAGGCTAGGCTTGTGGAAGCTAAGACATCTACAGAACAAGTTATTGTTGAGAAAGCAGTATTCGATGAATTTATGAAAGACGATGAGTATGCCTCGAATGTTATAGATGCAGTTGATTTCTCAGAACAAAGAATTAAATTATCTTGTGTTGCAGGAGACCAGTTTCTATATGAGCAAACATTAGAAGTTGATAATTTTCCAATAGTCCCTATTTGTTATACACACACAGGAACACCTTATCCAATGAGTGCAGTAACACCTATGATAGGTAAACAACAAGAATTAAATAAAGCTCATCAAGTTATGCTTCATAATGCAAACCTCGCTTCTAATCTAAGGTTTGTTTATACTGAAGGTTCTATTGATGAAGATGAGTGGGAACAATATTCATCTGCTCCCGGTGCATTGCTAAAGCATAGACAAGGATTTGAACCTCCAACGATTGTTAATCCTCAGCCTATTAATAATGCATTTTTCACTATCACTCAACAAGGGAAAGAGGATATAGAGCATATATCTGGAGTTGCATCTCAAATGCAAGGTGTTGGTGAACCTCAACATGAAACTTATAGAGGTATGTTAGCATTAGATGAATATGGTACTAGAAGAATTAGACAATGGACTAATAATGTAGTTGAACCAGCTTTGGAATCACTTGGTAAAGTATTTATGCAAGTATCTCAGTTGGTCTACACATCAAACAAAGTATTTAGAATTGTTCAACCTGAAGCAGGGCAACAAGATTCAGAAATACAACAAGCTGAAATAAACATTCCTGTTTATAATGATTTTGGTGAGGTTATAAAAAGATGGAACGATTATGAAAGTGCTAAGTTTGATATTAGAATAGTAGCAGGTTCTACACAACCTATCAATAGATGGGCATTATTAGATGAATATTTTAAATGGTTTGAAGCTGGTCTTATAGATGATATAGCAATGCTTGGAGAAACTGACATAAGGAATAAGAAACAAATTATGCAAAGAAAGTCTCTTTATTCTCAGTTGGAATCAACTATATCGCAATTACAAACAACTGTTAAAGACCAACAAGGAACTATACAAACACTTCAAAGGCAAGTAGTTCAAAGTGCAATTAAAGATAAAGTGAACGAAGCAGATAAAACAATACACAAGGCAACCACAGAGACAACTCAACAACAAAGATTGATACAGAATATAATGAGGTCAGACCTGCAAGGTGCTAAGAAAGAACAGGTTGCAAAAGAAGGTGAAAAATAATTATATTAAAAGGAGAGAAATATGAGTGAAAATACAAATAATGCTAACCCGCCTAAAGGAAACGATGTGGACTTAAGTCAACATGAAGCTCCTTCGGTGGCTGCAGATTTAGAAGGCACTCCTAAAACGGATGATTTTTTCGACCAGCTTGATAAACAAGTTATGGGTTCGGTTCTTACTAATGAAGAGCCTAGCGCAGAAACATCGGTGGCAACTAGCCAAGAAGCAGTAACTCCATTGCAGGACTCTGTAGAAGGCGATGGCGTTGATTACGCCAAACTTGAGAAAAGGTATAGTGATTCTTCTCGTGAAGCACAGCGACTTAACCATCGCTTGAAAGAGTTAGAACCATATATGCCAGTTCTTGAGGCAATGAAAGAAGACCCTAATTTAGTTTCTCATGTGAGAGGCTACTTTGAGGGTGGTGGCTCAGCACCACAAGACCTAAAAACAGAACTCGGATTAGATGAGGACTTTATGTTTGATTATGATGATGCAGTAGCAGACCCAAAATCTGATAGTGGAAAATTATTTCAAGCTACGGTTGATGGAGTTGTCCAACGAAGAATAAGTGAATTTGCACAAACACAAGCGAAGCAAAATGCTCAGAAGGCAGAGGAGAAATCTTTTAGAGCCTCCTACAATATTGACGATACTGAGTATAACGACCTTGTGAACTATGCAAAATCAAAAAAACTTACTCTTGAAGATGTTTATTACTTGAAGAATAGAAACTCTCGTGACCAAAAGGTTGCTGAGAATGTTCAGAAAAGCAATATGGAACAAATGAGGAAAGCAAGAGAGGGTACTCCACAGAGTATCGCTAGTGTTGGAAATCAAGTTCCTGTTGAAACATCAGTTGATGACGCAGTATTTGACCAGTTATTAGGTGTTGGTGATAAGTTGAGCGACCTCGGACTTTAGCAAACAACAATAACAACGGGTAAATCCCGTAAAGGAAAAGTAAAATGGCTGACACAAGTTATCCTCAGAATACACCTCTGAAATTAGCAACTGCCTCAGGACTTTCCGAATCAAGTAAAGCTATTGCCGCGTCTGGTTTATCAACTGGTGACCTTAGGAGAAGATATGACTTCTCTGAGAGGTTTGCAGAATTAGCTATTGACCAAACACCATTCTTTAGATTGGTATCTGGTCTAGCAAAAGCTCCAGTAGACGACCCACAGTTTAAGTTCACAGAAAAGAGACAATCTTGGATGAAGCGTTATGCTTATGTCGTAGGTTGTATCAACTCTGGTTCTACTGATGTCTTTAATGACGCGACAGTAACTGCTCATGGTGGAGACGCTTCAATGGCTCTTCAAGACACTTTGAAAGTGTACATGGCTACTGATTACAAGTCTGCAGGCAATCTTCAAAACATCTCCGGTCAAGCGAACGGAGCGATTGCAATAGGTGCGGCAGGAACAGCACCTGAATTTCTAATGCCTAACCAAATACTTCGTATTAATGTCTCTGACACCGCTGGTGGTGGAGTTGCAATTAGCGATTATTTGCTACTAAAAGTAACATCTGTTGGTGCAGAAGCTACTAAGAATGGTATGCAAGTAAAGTTAGTTACAGGCGAAGTGGTAAGAGCTGCGAGTGGAGAGTATGCCTCATATTCGAGTAATGCTCCCGTTTCTCAGGCTTATGACAAAGACATCGCAACCTCATTAGAGGCTATGAGGTCTTATGTTGTAGGTACTTCTTATGAAGAAGGAAGCTCACTACTTGGTAAATCATGGAAAGATAATCCATATAGTACTGGTTATGGACAAACTCAGATTTTTAGGTCTGAATTTGGTATGACTAATACTGCAAGAGCAACTGCACTAAAGTATGAGCCTAATGAATGGGCAAGAGTATGGCGTGATAAGTTGATTGAACACAAATGGGAAATTGAATACGCAGGACTTTTTGGTTCTCAAGTTTCTGATTCCAATGCTGTTGGTCACACGCAGGGTGCAGTCGATTACATCTTGAAATATGGAAACATCTTTTCTTGGAGTACATCTAAAACTTTAGATGATTTCCTTGATGATATGTCTAAGTATTGTGACCCTCGTTACAATCAATCAAAAGCAACCGTATACTTCTGTAGTACTGATGTATATAATTGGTTACACAAACTTGGTGGTTTCTTTGCTAAGAACATCAGTATTGATGACCAATTCCGTGCAGACTTAGCTATTACAGGTCGTAAGAAAGTTATGGGTCTAGATGTTACTACTATTAGTACTGTCTATGGCGACATGAATGTCTCACGATGTATTGCTCTTGATGGTTCTAATGTAAAAATCTTAGGTATCAATATGAATCATGTTAAATACAGACCATTGGTCGGTAATGGCGTGAATCGTGATACTGCTATCTACGCAGGAGTACAATCACTAGAGAACTCTGGTATTGATAAAAGAGTAGATATGATTCTTACTGAGGCAGGCTTTGAATGGCAAATGCCTGAAGCACACGCAGTTTGGAAATAATCTAAACTAAAAATAGATGGCAACGCTTCCTTCCGCTTTTAACCCTCCTTTCTCCGGTTGGAAGCTGCGCCGTCTTGTAAGGAATTAAATGAGACTTTGGGAAAAAGTAAATAATGTAACTGGACATAAGTCTAAGTCTAGGTATCTTGTAGAATATATAAATGCAGGTGCAAAGTTTATTCTTAGTTCATTACCTGAAAAGTTTTTATGGACTGTGGCTAATGAGACAACTATAAATGGTTGGAACTCAAGTGATACTAATAATGATAATTTAGGTGCAGGTTCTAGTGTAGCCTATGATAAGATATTAGCAGTCTATAGATATGATAATGGGAAGAAAAGAGTGTGTGCAGAAGCACCTGATAATTCTATACACATCTTTGATGAAGAAGGTAGTTTATTAACTGCAACTGAAATGTTCCCTAAGTTTTACAAGTTATCAGGAAAGATTTTTATAAAACCTGACCCTGACTATAATGCTAGTAGTAGTAATAAGACTTATGTCCCTCTTGGTGGTACTTCTACTACATTAGCTAGTGGTGCAGGAGATAAAGGAATTGTTGTTTATTCTGCTCCTCCAGTAATTGACGAGAATACTGATAATTGGATATTGGTTGAGTATGAAAATATAGCATTAATGTACGCAGCGTCACTTGATTGCCTAAGACTTGTTACTCATTATAGAGATTTATGTGAGTCAGAGATAGAAACAATCAATACTGCTACTACAGGTCTATTTGCTCAATTTAGAAATAAAGTACCTACTTTATCACTAACTACAGATACTAATGGAAACAATATATCAATACCTATATTAGCATTAAATTGGAATCCAAGTGGTTCTTTACCTAGTTATAACTTTAATGAAACACTTCCAAGTTGGAATTTTAATGATAGTTTACCCTCTCCTTTGAGTGTGTCTACCAATTTACCAACTTTTGATAATAGTGCATTAACTGCTCCTAGTGCAATATCGGTATCAACGGCATTGCCTACTGCTATAAATCTATCAACATCATTACCTAATTGGTCTGGAATGGGAACTTTGGATACTGAAGTACCTGATTTTAGTGTAAGTACACCAGTACCAACTTTTGCATTTGCTAAAGAAGTTCCTGATAAAATTAATATAACTAAGGATTTACCCGGAGATTTTGAACTATCAAGACCTTTTCCAGTTCCAATTACTATTTCAGCTGATTTTCCTGCTGATATGGAAATAACTGTTGACTTTCCTGAGTTTTCTTTTACAGGAGTTCCACCTCAGCCAGTTACAACATCAAAGCAATTACCTAATAGTATGTCTGCTGATATGACAACAGTACTTCCTACTTGGGATTTATCAACTGTTTTACCTAGTGAGGTGAATGTAACGGCTAGTTTACCTAGTGCATTTAACTTAACAAGTAATTTCCCTACTGATTTAGCAGTTGGTTCAAGACTTCCTAGTGATTTTAGCGTGAGTGCTACATTGCCTGAAGGGTTCAGTATTGATAGAACCTTACCTACATTTAGAGATGAGATATTTAATTTAGACCATTCTGAAGTAGATGAGGCTTTAGTAGAGGTAGACCAAACATTAAAGACTGGTTTATTAGGTGCTAAGGATGATGCTGATTCAAGTAGTGGTGGACCAGAGAATACTTTTCCTAAGTCTCTAGCATATTGGCTAACTGATGAAGACCCTGACATGGTTACTTCTACTACTCAAGCCGCGAACATTCAAATAAATAGAGCAAATGCTGAGATTCAGAAACAACAACAAAGATTAGATTCATTCTCTAAGAAGATAAATACTGAGGTATCAAGGTTTAGTGGGTTAATTAATGCTTATAACGCAGATGCTCAGAATGAAAGAACAAGAGTTGAAACAGATGCTAACCTTTATAAAACATCAGTTGAGTCTGAAAGAACTAGAATTAATGCAGAAATAGAGAAATACAATGGTGATTTAAGTGCTGAGTCTAAGAGAATTGATAGTCAGCTACAAAGATACTCTATGGAGTCTCAATCAGAGCAAACTAGGATTAATGCTGAATCGACTAAGTATCAATTAGAATTAGATAAAGAGAAAACAAGAATTAATACAGAATTAACAAGGCTTAAAACTGATGTTGAAAAAGAATCTACTAGGGTTACTACTGAGTTAGGTAAGTATCAGGCTGAAGTTCAGTTCTTAGGTACAAAATCTCAACAAGATATTGATATTTACTTAGGTGAATTAAATGGAGAGAGAACAAGAATAGAGGCTGAAACTACTAGATATACAAAAGAATTAGAGGCTGCGGTGGCAGTTAATAAGACAGAAGCTGAGAATTACTCTCTTGAGATACAAAAAGAGACTGCTCGTATTGAGAATGGTGTTAAAAGATACCAAATAGAAATGGAAACTGAAGTATCTAGATACAGAGAAGAATTAAATGCATATAGCGCAGAGGTAAGTAAAGAAGCTGCGAGGTCTAATGTAGATGTTCAAGCGTATAATGCAGAGTTGCAAAAAGAAACTACTAGGATTAATGCAGATTTAAGTATATGGACTAATGAATTTCAAAAAGCAGTTCAAGAGTATCAGGCTAAACTTCAAGGCTATCAAGCAGATGTAGCTCTCGAAACCACTACATTTAATTCAAATCTTGGTAAATGGAACGCAGATGTTGCATCAAGAGTTCAAGATTATCAAATGGGTGTTACTAAATACTCTACTGAATTAGGTAAAGAGGGACAAAGACATCAATCTGAGACTGCTAAATATAATTTAGAACTTCAAAAAGAAATAAATAGGATACAAAGTGATATAAATATCTTTCAAACAAATCTAAATAAGTTAGATGCTCAGTTTAAAAATGATTTAGCTAAGTATTCTACTGAGTTACAAAAAGATATTAATAGGGTAAATAGTGAAGTCGCTAAGTATAATGCATCTCTAGGTAAGTCAGCTCAAGAGTTTCAAGCCAATTTAAGTAAGTATACGAATGAATTACAAAGAGAGGGTGCTAGATTTAACGGAGAAATAAGTAAGTACAATGCTCAAATTGGAGAAGAAGTCCAATCAATGAATAAAGATGTTGCTCAATTTACTCAGGATATGGGTAAATACACTCAACTAGTACAAGCAAAGGCTTTAAAGTTTAACTCAGACCACGGTGAAGCAAAGACATATCTAGATGAAGCTACTATGAGATTACAAACTAGTGGAAGTTATATGAATAAAAGTGGTTCTCTTTTTCAAGATTCTAGAGATTATTACCAAAGAGCAATGAATGAGTTAAGTGCAATAAGTGGAGCAATAACTGCACCAGCTCAGCAACAAAAAACACAAAGACAAGAACAAGGAGCTACTTCATAATGACTATATTAGAGATGATGGAAAGAGCAAATACTAGAGAAACGAATCTTTCTATTGCCTTTATTAAGGATGCAATAGCTAAAATTCAAAGTTCTAATGAAATTGTTTTAAAGGTTGATAAGCAAAATATCACTAAAGACCAAAGAGATTATTATTTACCAGTTGATATTATAGCACTTGATAGTGTTTCAATACTTGATACTGAAGATGGTAATAAATATAAGAAGATTAGAAGAATAATGGATGACCCTGTTGTAACAGAGGATGTATAATGAGTTGGGATACACAAAAGAATTATTTTTATAAGAGACATGGTAAGGTATTAAGACTTTATAGGTTAAGAAAGAACTCTCATAGGACAATAGATAATGAGGGAAGAGTCCCTCCTTCGTCAAATGATGATTTAATATACCCTGATGAAACCATTACTAATGGTCTAAGAGTAGAATTTACTGCTCTAGTTAAGCCTTTTGTTCAACAAGACCCTGAGCAAACTGCATACGAAAGTTTAACAGAAATAGATAAACCAACAGAATTAACTCATGTAAGTCTAAATAGGACTCTGTCCCTAGCAGTTGTTGAATATCTTAAGGCTATGTTCGCAGAGCGTAAGGGAGATATACAGGCAAAAGAGTACTTTATGAGAGAATTTTATAATAAATTAGCGGATAATGAAAGCAATCGAAATGATGTTTTCGTGGTAACGCCAATGTCACCATTCGCAGTAAAATAGGAGTAAAATATGGCAACAAGTATAAAAGCAAGGGTTGATGTAAGTGTCTCTCCCTATATGGAAATAACAGGAGCGGGTGGTAATCAACCTGATATAACTACTGGATTGACTTCAGCCACTTTCCCAACAGGCTATTTTGGAGGTGGAAGCTACTTAGCAACCATAGACAATGATAATGATGTAGAGGCTGTAGCTTGTCACCAAACTTTAGAATCAAACGCAGGAAGTACATACACACAATTAAAGGCTGAAAATGATAATGGAGTCTTAATTATCAAGCATAGTGGTTTTACAAGTAGTGCAAAGTCTACCGCGGCAGATGCAGGTTCTAGTGTTTCAGTATATGTTAGGATAGCGTCTACTACTAATTATGCAAAAGTGTGTAGCTTGTCAGTAGCGAATAAGGATGTATTTGTAATACCTTTTACATCAAATGGTGCTAAACAATATTATGTGCAAAATGATAATGCAACGGCTTCCAAACCTGCTTATCTAGAAGCATTTTTAATTCATAGTGAAGAATAGGGAGTAATATATGCCTAAAAATATACAAGATTATACAATAGCTGAAAGTGTAGCTCCATACATTAAAGCAGTAGTAGCAACTGGTAATGACATGGATGCTTGTAGAGCAGTTCATATGAAGGGAACTTCTGCTGATGTTGCACTTACTATTGATGATGTAGCAGTCACTTTTCATCTATTAAAAGGTCATACATATAAAATATGTGCGACAAAATCTAATTCAACAAGTGTAGTATTTTTATATTAAATGATAACTAACGAAGCATATCAAGACATTCAGATACTTCAGGATAGTGATTTTGAAAATGTAGTAACATTTGACTCATCTCACGATATGACAGGTAAATCATACAAGGCTTATATATCTAAGGATTATGTGCCTACTGCTTTTACTGGTCCAAAATATGAGAGTAATTCTTGGTCATCGGCTAATGATGTAACTAGAATACCTTTGACAACTGTGGTATCAGGTCAAAGTGTAACAATATCATTGCCTGCTGAGGCTACTACATTTTTTACTGATGGATGGGAAGGAGTATGGGATTTATTAGAAAAAGATTCTGATAATACTTCTTACGCTAGACAATTACAAGGTGATGTCGTAGTTTCTAATTCAATAGCAAAGGTAAGTGATTTTTAATGGCAATTACCACAAAAGTAACAAATAATTCAGCAACCAAGACTTTTGGTACTCAGGTTGCTTCTAAGACGGCAGAAAGTTTTAGTATAAGTGCAAGTGAAATTCCTGTAACTCTAAGTTCTCAACCTGACAAAAAGAATGTACAAGATGCATTAGAAGCGATGGGAACAGGACAAGGAGTCACAGTTCAAATCAATGAACCATCAAGTCCAACAGAAGGAGACTTATGGTTTAAATCAAATACAGATACTCTTTTCGTAAGAGGAGATAATGCTTGGGCAGAAATAACTGATACTTCTGACCAAAACAATGTAGACGGGGGGACATTTACATAACTAGTAAAGGGCAATTAATATGGCTATTCAAATAAAAAGAAACGCTAACAACGCCTCGACAGACCTTCCGGGTTCACTGTTAAGTGGAGAAATGGCACTTGTCCAAGCAGACAAGAAACTATTTATAGGTAGGCATAATAATTCTAGTGTGGAAGTATTCCACTTGTCGAGTTTGTTAGATTTAACAGGTGGTAATGGTGTAACTGCAACAGTCGCAAGTGGCTCAACTGATAATTCAGTCTCACTAGCAGTCGATGTAGCTGATTCAAATATATTCGGCTCAACTTCAGCGAAAGGTATACTACAAGCCGACTCTGATGTATTTCAAGTCACATCAGGTGTAATTGACATCAAAGCAGATGCTATTGATGAAACTCACATAGATTGGGGAACTGGCTCAGGTCAAGTATCAAGTGCTGATGTTCCTGAAGAAACAAATTTATATTACACAAATGCAAGAGCAAGAGCTTCAGTATCGGCAACAGACTCAGGTGGTGATGGTTCATTTGCTTACAATAGCTCAACAGGTGCTTTTACATACACTGGTCCATCAGCCGCGGAAGTCCGTGCCCACTTCTCAGGAGGTACAGGAGTAACAATAACTAATGGTAGTGTTGCTATAGGTCAATCAGTAGCAAGTAGTGACTCTCCTCAGTTCGCAGGTTTAGATATTAATGGTAGTATGACTATCACAGGAGACATTACTGGAGATAATGGCAACTTAACGGTTTCATCAAGTAGTGGTAATACTCTTGTAGAGGGAACAACTTTTAATGCAAATGATGTTACTATTGCAGGTAATTTAACTGTTCAAGGGACAACCACGACAGTTGAATCAAATACCGTTGTAATAGATGACCCTATATTTACATTAGGAGCTGTGAGTGGCGCAGCACCTTCATCAGATGACAATAAAGATAGAGGTATATTAGCACATTATCACGATGGCTCAAATGCTAAGACTGCTTTCTTTGGATATAATGACAACGACTCACGATTTGTCTTTATCCCAGATGCTACTGAATCAAGTGGTGTAATGAGTGGTACTTTAGGACACGCTGAGTTTGCAGAGGTAACGGCTACAACATTTCATGGAACTATTGATGGAGGCTCATTTTAATGGCAACCATTAAACATTATCGCTCAGGTACGGAAAATGCAACTCCAACGGCAGGTAATCTAGACCACGGAGTATTAGCTATCAATTATAATGATGGAAAAATATTCTATAAAAATGCTAGTAACACCGTTTCTGAGTTTAGTAGTGCAGGTACTTTATCTAGCCAAACTAGTGATAGTAATGGTTGGTTGCAATTTGCATCTACTGGTGCAGTTTCAAGTGGTTCTTTGTTAAAAATAAAAAATCAAAGTGATGAGAAATTTGCAGTAGAATATGATGGTCAATTACAATTAGCATCAGTTAGTAGTAAGGGGACTGCCGGAACTGGAAAGTTTGTTTTCGATGGCACAAACCTTTATATAGGAGTCTAGTAATGAGAAAAGGAGAGACATATGTCTTTAATAGAAAAGATAACAAAGGTTAATGAATATCCTAAACATACAAATAATTTATCGCCAAAGGAGATTGGTTTCTTGATTAATATGATTGAAGAAATGGCTATCTCAGGCAAAGTACTTGAACTTGCATATTCTGTCAAGACTAAATTACAGGGCAAGTTAAATCAAATCGCAAATAAAACAGAGGAGTTTTAAATGGCAACATGGAAAAGAGTCCTGACAGATGCAGACATTGGAACTAATGTCAATGGTCAAATAGGGACAGATACCGACTTAGATACATCTACTGCTGAAGTAGTAGACCAGATTAATGTAACTGATGGTGTAATATCATCAATGAGTAAGAGAACCCTTACTCTTGCAAACTTAGGGTACACAGGAGCGACTAACGCTAATGCCTATACTCACCCTACTTTTGATGGAGATGATATTAACATCGACACAGGTGCTTTAACAGGTCAAACAGTAATATCTGATTTAGATTTCAATGTTACAACAAATGGCGATGGTCATGTTACAGACGCTAACGCTAGTATCGCTACTAGAGAGTTAACATTATCTGACTTAGGTTATACGGGTGCAACCAACGCTCAAGCGGGTACGGTTACATCAGTAGGCTCAGGAACTGGATTGACTGGAACAGTTACAGGAAGTGGAAGCATTAGTCTTAATTTTGGTGCTTTAGGAACTGTTACTACTTGGCAAAAAGGTGATGCTAGTAATGACTTAGATTCTCTTATAGTATATGATGACTCAGCAGGTGCAGCGAAACAAGCCTTTTTTGGAGACATTCCAGTATCAATGTTTAACAATGATGCAAACTATGGCGTAGGTTCAGGTGACATCACAGGAGTAACAATTACAACTGACACAGGTGGTGCTTCTAAGATGAATGACACTGGTGGAAGTGCTGATTTTACAATAGTCGGTGGTGGTGGAGTAGGTGTAACTAATCTTGGTAATACTGCAACCGTTGCAGTTGATACTTCAGTAGTAAGAACATCAGGAACTCAAACTATAGCAGGTAACAAATCATTTTCAAATAATGTAGTTATAAGTGGTAACTTAACAGTTAGTGGAACTTCAACATCGATAAATACTGAAACCATTGAATTGGCTGATAACAATATCGTATTAAATAGTAACGCTTCAGGTACTCCTAGTGAGGATTGTGGTATTACTGTTGAAAGAGGTAGTAGTTCTAATGTAGAATTACATTGGGATGAAAGTGAAGACTATTGGGCAATCAAAGGTACAGGTGTTACTGCAAGAGTAATGGAAGCACAAGTCGCAAGTGGTGTACCAAGTGGTGATGCAAATGGTGTTGGTTCTTTTTACATGAACTCAGGGAGTAGTCACGACTTATACATAAGAACAGCGTAAAATAAAAAGGAGGGGAAATGAAGAAGAAGTTAGAGGCAAGTGAATGGATGTTCATAATCAAATCTTTACAAGCAATTAGCATAACAGGAAAAGATGCTAGAGGATTTGTAAACATATTAGATAAAGTAGAACACCAATGCCAACTTTCAATCGAAAGAGAAAATAAAGAAGCACAAGGTAAAGAGTAATGGCAACATGGAAAAAAATACTTACTAAGGGTTCGAGTAATGAGATTACTTCAACCGAGTTAGCAAGTGGATGTATAGACCATCCTTCTTTTCTAGCTTCTAATGTTGTAGGTGCTGACGCGATAGACGCTAACGCAGTTGGAGCATCTGAATTAAAAGTAAGTGGGAATGGTAGTAGTTCTCAGTTTTTAAGGTCTGATGGAGATGGAACATTTACTTGGGCAACTCCTAGTAATGATAATACAACTTATAGTTTATCAGCGGGAGATAATTCACCTGCAGCGTATGTTACTTTAACTCCAAGTTCAGGTTCTGCACAAAATGTAGAACTTACTGAAGGAGATTTGCATTATTCAGTAAGTGGTAATAGTATTACTGCGAGTATCGCAGGTAATGCAATAGGCTCATCTGAGATTGCTAGTGGAGCAGTTGGATTATCTGAAATGGCAGATGACTCAGTTAGGTCAGATGAATTAGATACTTCAAATACACCTACTAGTGGCTACTTTCTACAATTTGCACCAACATCAACTGGAATCCATTGGATGCCAATTAATAATGGAGTTTGGAGTGGAACAGATTTAGCAATAACTAATGGTGGTACTGGTGCTTCTTCTGCTATAGACGCTAGAACTAATCTTGGTTTAGGAGGAATGGCAACAAAAGATGAAATCAAATTTATTTTATTCCAAAAAAGTGCAAGATTCTATCTAAAGTATGGTAATTATTATGTTCCTTCAACATCATACGGACCAGATTATTACCAATACTCTCAAACTTTTAGTTCTACGAGTCCGACTACTGCTTGGTTAGCAACTTATCATCCTATGATATATGTACCTTTTACTTGTACAATAGAACAAGTTTATATGACTGGATATATAACTAATACTGAAACCGTACAAATGTCCTTAATGAAAGGCACTCCTAGTTGGAATGGTACTGGTACTACAACATTGACTGCTCATTCATGTATTAATACTTCGTTTACAACAGGTCAAATAACTAGAAGAGGAGCGAGTAATTTAAATCTTTCTTGTGCTAAAGGAGATATACTAGTGCCTACTTGGAGAAAATCCACAAATACCTTTTCAAGTACTACGAGGTACTTTTATGGTAATTTAGTTATAACGGCAAAGAAAAACGCTTAGGAGTTATTAAATGGCTAGACCTACAAAATTTTCAGGAATAAAGAAATCATCTATTAGTGAAATAGCAGATACCGATATAGAAAATAAGATTACTGAGTTTGAGTCTTTTAGAAGTAAGCACGATGACGACTATGTTACTGCTTTAGTACATAAGTTAATGACAAAATGCGATGAGATTGTAGATGATGTAGATACTATTTCATTGACACCCGGTCCAAAGGGAGATACTGGAAATACTGGTGCAAAAGGCGATACTGGAAGTCAAGGAATACAAGGAATACAAGGACCAGCAGGTGCTAAGGGCGACACTGGTGATACAGGCGCGGCAGGTTCAGATGGTTCAAATGGTTCACAAGGTATTCAAGGAGTTAAGGGAGACAAGGGAGATACTGGCGATACTGGTCCACAAGGTGCTACCGGTCCACAGGGAGCGACTGGTGCTACAGGTGCTGCGGGAGCAGACGGAAGTGATGGTTCTGATGGTGCTGATGGCTCTGATGGTGCAACTGGTGCGACTGGTCCACAAGGAGCTACTGGCTCACAAGGTCCGAAGGGTGATAAAGGAGATACTGGAGATACAGGTGCCGCAGGTTCTAATGGAACTAATGGTACTAATGGTAGCAATGGTGCAAAAGGGGACAAAGGAGATAAAGGAGACACGGGTGCTACGGGAGCAACTGGTCCTCAAGGTGCAACTGGTCCCGCCGGAGCTGATGGAGCAGACGGAGCTGATGGCTCAGATGCCTCGGTAAGTGGTTACTCAGGAAAGCTAACAGTTGTTGTATCAGCAAGTTATAGTAGTAAAACTGGATTAAGCACCACTACAAAAGAATTAACAATAGCCAATGGCTTAATATCAGGTATTAAATAAAGGAGTAGGGAGATAAATTATGGCAACACATAAAGTAAAATCAGGTCAAGATGGTATTGACTGGAAAGATAAAGTAATCACTAGAGGGGATTCATCTGAAGAGGAATTAACTTATAATCAAGTTGAGGAACAATTAAACCAAGAAAAAGTATGGTTGAAGATGAATCAGGATAAGATTAAAGATTTAGAAGAAAAATTAAAAAGAATACAAGCAGTAGCAGATAAGTAAGGATAATGGCACACAAGAAGGATGAAACAGCACTAAGAGATATAGGAATAATAATTGGAATATTCGTAGTCCTATTTTTCTTATTAGTACCACTAGGGTGTTCTGGTTGGTCAATCATGGGTTACGACATATCGCCTAATGATAGCACCTCAGTAGCAATCATAGACCAAGATAGTATAATTCATAGATATTTACACCCAGTATTAATCTTAGAAGATAACTGGTGTGAAGAGCATAAGATTTGGGAAAGAGTCGAAAGGTTGGTAGGTGAGTGAGCAAGACAAACCTAAGACGGCAAGGAGCTATCGTGGAACTATGGTCGATGACAACGCTGTTATATCTATCAATATTAAGTGGCTTATCCAGATGTTTGTGGCTCTCGGTGGACTTATTTATTCGTACTATCAAGTTATCACGAGGATTGACGACCTTGAACGAAGACTTAATGAGGCTGATACCACAATTACAGAACTTGTCGAAAAACATATAAAAGAAGAAGAGGAGAGATTTACAGAAATGGAAGAGGAACTGAAATGGCATCAGAAACTCTTAAAAAAGAAGAAGAAATGATATGGAAGAATTTTTAGCACTATACTCAGAAGCAGGAATGATAGGCGTTGTTGGAGCAATGTTTGTCTTCATGGTATATCAAAATGCAAAACGAGCAGAGAGACAAGAAGAAGCTCTTGCATCTCTTAAGGTAGAAAACGAGGGACAGTCAAAAGATTTAGAGAATATTGAATCTATTGTGCTTAAATTCTTAGATAGATGGAACAGGTCTGATGAGACACGAGACAGAAGGCACGAAGAAATGGTAAGAGAAATTAATGACCTAAGTGATGTTCTAATGGAAATCAAAGGGTCTGTATCTAGAATAAATGGAAAGTAAAGGAGAGTAAAATGAAACAAGATAAATCAAAAGATGAACTAAAACAAGTAGAAGCAAGGGATATAAACCTAGATGAGCAAATGAAACAGATAGAAACACAAATTGCTGAATTAAGAGGTGTACATAATTACTTGAAATCTCTACAATCAAATGGTGCATCTGTTGTAATGAAAGTAGAAGATGACAAGAAATAAAGACTGCGAATGGTGTACTAATGTTCAGCAAACTCTTGGAGAGTTGAACGCTCACCACAAGAATATATATCATCATATTAAAAGAATCGATGACCACCTTCGAGGTATCAATGGTTCTGTTCATAGGCATGATGTTATATTGTCTAAATGGAAAGGCATTTCTATTGGAGTAATTGGAATGTCTACTGCTATCTCTACAGTTATTAGTTATCTTATTAAATAGGAGTGAATATGGATATTTCACAATGGTTAATGGAAAACTGGGAGTATGTAGCTATCGCTATTCTTCTGCTAGATAAAGCAGTAGCACTTTCTCCAATGAAACAAGATGACCTAATCTGGGCATCTGTAAAAGGTGCAATAATGAAACTAGCAGGAAAGGATAAGAAGTAATGATAAGCTCATATAAACTACTTGGTAAATTTATCAAGAGACAAAAGCATAATGTTGGAATTGCTAAAGCAGTTGTAGATTTTGCTAAGTTCGCGGCTAAACTAACTCCTTCTAAGAAAGATGATAAGTTCGTTGCAGACTTAGAGAAGTTCGTTATGAAAGCAGATAAATCAGTTTCTAAAGCATCTTCAGTTAAAAAAGAAGTTGATGATGTTGTTAAAGCAGTTAAAAAGAAGTAATAAGTGGCAAATCGCTCCCAAAAGCTAAGTGCTTTTCATGGAGGCTTAAATGACAATAGTGATTCTAGGGACATAGCTGAAGATGAATTAGCAAGTTCAATAGACTTAGCAATTAATCGGATAGGTAGAGTAGGAGTTATAGGCTCTGAAGGAACTGCCTTAACGAATCTTGCTTCTGTAGATATTAAGCCTTTAACTGGCTATGGTATGTTTTACTTTAGCACAGATAGAGATAAAAATGGTAATTTAAATTCTGAAGATTGGATTGCCATATATAACTCTGCTGATGGTAAAATGCAATTCTACTATAGAGACAAGTCCTCAGCTAGTCCTAGTCCTAATTTATGGACATATGTAGATGCTTGGATTAATTTCTCCTCTTATCAACCACTCGCTATACCTAATTTCTATATAGCAGATGGTATACTTAGATATTCAGATGGAAATTTTGAAGCTGGTAATAATAATAAAGTTCATTATCATGTTGATAACAAATTATTCCAAAGGTCAAGTGCTAATACTACTGTTGATGTTACATCTGTATTAACTAAATACAAGGATGAAATAACTGCTCCTGCTAGTGCAGGATATGGGAATATAGTTGTAGGTATGACTGCAGTTCAAAATGAATTTGGAAATGGTCTTCCTTCTGGCACAACTGTTCATACTGTTGATACATCATCAGACCCTCATATTGTTAAATTAAATCAAGGAGTTAATCAAAACGCAGGTTTCTCTGGTCAAAACACAACAATAACTGCTGAAGTTAGATTTACTTTAGACAATGTAGTTACTAGAAATGCTTGGGTAAATCGTGAGCAAGAATTAAAAAGTTTTGATGATTTAGGAGTATCTATGGCATTAGATGATTCTCAATCAGAAGGTCCAGATGATACTGCTTTAGGAAGCACTGCAGGTAAGATTATACTATCATATTGGAAGGGTACTGGAGATGACAATGGTAATTGGAATGGTTCTTTTTCATTCGCGGCTTCACCTATATATAAACAAGGAGGTGTCGGACCGATTAGTGAGTTTGATGGTATAACAAATTTTCATAACGATATGGTTTCGTTTCAAATGCATATAGCAATGGGTAGTACTATCAATGCCACGGCTCATCCTTTTGTAGATGATAGAATAGAGGGAGTTAGAGTTTGGTTTAGAAGTCACGGTGCTGATAAATGGCACAAGTTAAAAGATTTTGATTTAAAGAAAGGTGGTAAGCATAGGTGGGAAACTTATGATGGGAACACTAATAAGGCTTATGGAATATTTGATGGAGCTATTTCTAATCCTGCTGTTGCTGAGTCAGATAGAGAGAGCTATAAAGAAGTTAATATGACATTTACTATTACAAATTCTGCACAAGGCTTTAGTGGTCGAAAAGGTTTTATCAGAGTTTGGGGAGTATATAATGAACCTCAATGGTTAAATACATTTAATAATAACCCTATTGATTTATCATCTTCATCTACGGCTTATACTATGGTAGTTACTATGCCCGGAAATGGAGATAGGGAATTTAGAGTTGAGTTACTTGATGAAAGTTTTAATGTTATTAAAAAATCTAGTAAAACTACTATCACTATCGGAGATTCAGGAGACACACCTCCTCCAACTTACAGCGATGACACAAGCTCTAGTTAATGAAGCAAAGGATAAGTTTCCAGACTATGAGTTCTATCTTGTAGGTTCTCTGACTAGAAATAATCCAAAGCCAAACGATATTGATATTGGAATAATCCCACCCAAAGGGAGAGCTATGTTAAGTGCATGGGAAAAGGTATTAGAATTTTTTCATAATAAAAAGATAGATAATTTAAGAGTAGATGCTCAAATAGTACCTGCTTATAGAAGGTTGTTTAGATTAAGTGGACAGGCAGTTAAGCAACTAGCTAATAGTAAAATTTATAGATATGTTTACCATACTGAAATTCCACCAAACAAATTAAATACAAAATACTCAAGAGCTTGTGGTAATCTCTGGAGAAAGAAAGTAAATGTAGTCTCTGATAAATATAAAGCAAGAGGATTGCTTGGTATGGAGTTTACGAATAGGAGATTATAATGGCTAAAAAATCAGTAATAAATCCAGGAAAATTTCATTTAGGATATGCATTTGACTTCCCTCCTTATCAGAATGAGGAGTATAATGAAGAACATGAAATAAAACAATTAAGATGGAAATCTTCTTGTGTTATGAATAGAAGAGCATATGTAGGCAATGTTAAGATTACAGAATACGATGGAACTACTTACACTTTATCTGATTCTGTTTTTAAGTCTAGGACTAATAAGTTTGATTCATTTACCAAAACTAGAAGAATTGATGTAGCAGTTGGGGACGGAGAAGATATTATTGCATTAGCAGGTTTTGCTGATATGCTTCTTCAGTTTAAACAAACTACATTACACATTATTAATTGTGCAGGAGCATCTGAGTTCTTAGAAGGTACTTATAAATTTAAAGGAGTTGAACATCCAGCCTCTGTATGTAGTACTGACTTTGGGATTGCTTGGGCAAATAAACATGGAGTATTTTTCTTTGATGGAAGACAAGTTGAAGATTGCTTTATTAAAAGAGGCGTAAGAAGAATTAAGCCTTCTACATGGTCTACTTTCGCAGGTTCTGATATTTTAAGAGTTGGCTATCTCCCAGACGAAAGACTCATAATGGTTATCAATGATGATGGAGATACATTTATATATGATATGACTACTAAGTCTTTTACTCAAGGAAAAACACGAATTAGCGTACATGAAAAGACAAACTTAATTAATATATGGGATGGTACTCTAGTTCTAGGTTCAAATGATGGAACTGGTGATGAGGACTTAGATGTTAAACCTATTGAGGCTGTTTCAAGTGCTACTGATAGTGGTAATTTTTATCTCTTAACAAGGCAAGTAGATGGGACATCTCCTACTCAAGAGAAGAAATGGAAGAAAGTTTATGTAACATATAGAAACGCAGGTTCGGCTAAAGTAGAATTATCTTATAAAGGCATTAGTAAGAAGGATGGAGAAAGTGCTTTTATTCCTGTTACTGAGGCTTTTGAAAATAGTGGAAATTGGGAAACAACAGGATTTAAAATTGGTACAAATGCCTATACTATGCAAATTGAAATAAAGCCTAAGTCTGGTCAACAGATACCTTACAATTTTGAAATTAATGATATAACATTGGTCTATAGAGATAAGAGTGTAAAGTAATGCCATTTGATAGACCTGATAGAAGACTCAGGCAATTAAGTCAGCCTGTTACATTAACATACATTCCTTCTGATGATTACGGAAAGAATGGAGATAGAGTTTTCTTTAGAGATGAAGGCTCTAATAGTATTGAAGAATTATTCAAAAGAGATGGAAGATGGTACTCTGTTACAACTGGAAGACCAGCTAATGATTCAAAGAGAAGAGCAGGTAAAAAAGGAACTAGTGATGCAGTAGCAACAACTACTGTTCAGAATATTACTGTTAACCAAGATGGCTCAGGTGGAACTGGTACAGGTGGAGGTACTAGCGACCATTCCTTATTAGAGAACTTAAACCAAGATAATCATTCTCAGTATGTTCATAATACTAATGTAAGAACAGTTTCAGCCTCTCATGTATTTAGTGGCAATCCTTCTTTTACATCAAATCCCGTTTTTTCTAATACTCCTCAGTTTACTAAAGCAGATGGGAATACTCCATTTACTGTTACATCAACTACTAAGGTTGCTAACCTACATTCAGATAATAGTGATAAATGGGATGGTTATCAATTTTCTGACTATTTAGACCAAGCAGTTAAAACAACTAGTGATGTTACTTTTGGTACTATTACTGCTACTGAATTATCAGCTGTTCAAGGAGGTATTCACGAACACGATTCAGGAAATACTTACTCAACAGAATTAAGAATGACTCCTACTTCATTGAGTGCTAATAGAACTTTATCGATATTGAATGGAGATGCTGATAGGACTATTACTGTTGATGGTAATTTAAATATTGAAAGTGCATCTATTATTAATCAAGATGTTACAACTGATTCTGATACAACATTTGGGAGTACTACATTAAGCAATCTTACTTCTACTAGACTTATAGCATCTGATGGTAGTAAAAAAGCAGTATCAACAAGTATATCAAGTTGGGTAGCAGGTACTACTAATCAAATAACGGTTACCGATGATACTGATGGTACAGCTACTTTATCGACTCCTCAAGATATACATACCTCAGCTACTCCTACATTTGCTAGTGCTACATTAGGAACTGTTAATGCAGGTGCTTCAGCGGGGACAGTAACTACTACTACTGGTGACTTGGTTCTTGACTCAGCATCTAATACTTTAAAGATAAATGCCGATTTAGATGTAGAATCTTCAGTAGATGTGGGTACAAACCTTAATGTTTTAGGCAATACGATATTAGGTGATACTACTGATTTTTCAGGTTCGGCTGATACTGTTGAGATGAAAGCCAATGTTACTATCAAAGGTGGCTTAACTGTTGATGGAACTACTACGACTATTAATAGTACTACTCTTTCAGTTGATGATAAGAATATTGAACTAGGAACTGTTGATTCTCCTAGCAATACAACGGCTGATGGTGGAGGAATAACTCTTAAGGGAGCTACTGATAAAACTATTAATTGGATTAATTCAACAGGCTCTTGGACTTCTAATCAACCTTTTGAAGTAAGCAATCAATCAAGTCAGCTTAAATTAAGCTATGATAATTCCAATGCGAGTACTCTAGGAGTAGATAGTGGTGGAATACTCACAATAGGTGCAAGTGATATAAGATTTAATGCAAGTGGTCAAAATGTAGACCCTTCAGCTACCGTTCATACCGACTTAGGTGCATACAATAGAATGTGGAGAAGTCTATATGCTGCGGAACTTTATGTTGAAAATTTAGTTGCTCAAGATGTTATGGCTACTATGGGTGGTCGTATTATAGTTGCTCCTACTACAAAGCTAATAGCAAATGTAACTAATAATGCTACAACGATAGATGTTGAACACAATAATATAACTGGTGCATATATAAAACTACAAACTGCTCCTGCAGGTGTTGCTCAAATTGAAATTATGAAAGTAAATACTGGGAGTCCTACTACAATAACTGGTGGATTTAGATACACAGTTACAAGAAATGCAGATGGCTCAGGTGCTAATAGTTGGGTAGAAGGAGATGCAGTTGTCAATTTTGGAGCTTCGAGTGGAGAAGGGTTTATAGATTTAACATCTACTACTACATCATTAAATCATCTCGGTCCGAATATGACAATCTATTCAAGAAAAGATATGAACGCTTGGGATAGAATGGATGCCACGGTTTCAATAGGTAACCTAGAAAGTTGGGTTGATTATAGTTCAGATGAGTTTGGAATTGCTATTGGTATGAATATGCTTAATTCTCCAAATGCTAACTCTGGTCCTTTTACAGGACTAACTGCTGATAGAACTAATGGTCTTAGACTATTTAATACTCCTATTGAGATGTATAGAGCAGGCGTAAAGAAAGTTAAGATTACTTCTTCTGGTGGTATAAAATTAGGTGACCAAATAGATGGTGGTAGTGAGGATGTAAAATTTGATTGGGATGAGGATAATGATAAATTAACCATATCAGGTATTATCCATGTTCAAGATGGAAGTACTGGAATGGGAGACGATATAAGCGAAGGAACAACAATATCATCAGGGGGAGTTTATGTTAATAGTGGTACAGGAAAGTTTACAATATCTAATACTTCAAATAGTATTAGTTATGGTGATGCTAGTGCTATATTTCTTGGACTTGATTCTGCTACTCCTAAACTATCTCTAAAGGGTGCAGGAACAGAGGGATTAACTTGGGATGGAAGTAGTTTAAGTGTAACTGGAACAATCAATGTTCAGAATCCAGGTGACTTTGCAGGTGCATCTTTACAAGAGCAGTTTGGAGGTAGTTCATTAGATTTAACTACTTGGACAATTAATTACGGACTTGTTACTATTGCTAATCAATCTATGACTTTTAGTGGTACAACAGATGAACAATGGAATGTAGTTAGTGGTGATTCAATTTTTAAAAGAGCGAATAGACCAGTTTTTGAATGGGATGTAGAAATAACAGGTGCGAATCCTAATTATGTACTTGGTCTTTGGAACGCTGATGTTAGTATTACATCTCATTATTATTCACACTATGGTGTTATTTTTAGAAAGTCTAGTGCAAGTAGTACTAAATATATAGAAGCTAGATGGGAACAGAATGGGGGTTATAGTACTCACCAAGATTTAGTTGGTTCATCTACTGCATGGGATATTGGTGATGTATTTAGATGTAGAATAAGTTTACTTGCTACTGGTGGTTATTTAGAGATATTTAAAAATGGTAACTACACATCTCCTCTTTATACACATACTTATACTTATAATACATTTGAAAATATTAAAGTAATTATGAAAGCATATAAGCAATCTAACTATACTATTGATGGTATAAAATTTCTTGGAGTAACTGCTAATGGTCACTTACCAATGGGTACTCGTATTGATGGTAATATGATTAGCACAGGTCAAATAGAAAGTAATAATTGGAGTTCAAGTGCAGGTTCTAGATTAAACTTAGATGATGGCTCTATGACTATGGGTGGCTCTAGCTCTCCTACTCTTAGTGTTCATGCTAATGGTGATGTAACTATGACAGGAACCGTTACTGCAAACGCAGGTTCTATTGCAGGGTGGACTATAGACTCTGATAAGTTATTTAAAGATGGTATGTGGTTAGGTAAAACTGGTGCAAGTGGTCAAAATGCTACTGTTAGAGAATTAAGAGTAAGTTCAGATGAGACTGGAACTGGAAATTCTAATTTTGTTAGGATGTATATAGATTCTGGTACTGATGATACTTGGGGAATAGAAGGATACGCAGATGGTAATGAGCAATTTCATTTAGGTGAAATAACAGGAACTGCTACTAATCGTATAGCAGGTTGGACTTTTGATAATACTAATTTTTATAAAGTTCAAGATAGTAAATATATTGGATTAACAACAAATGCTCATAGCGACATAGCAGATGAAAGTCAAACCCTATCTTCTGTTTTCGCAGGTGGTACTGGTTCCACAGGTGCAGGTTCTACAATATCTATATCTTCAGATGGTAAATTTAGAGGGAATGGTATTTATAGAAGAGGTGGTAAAGATTGGACTATTGAATCTAGTAGACTATTTGGAGATGGTGCTGATGGTTCTTGGGTACTTAAGGCTGAAGATGGTCGTTATCAAGTTAAATCAGTAGGACATCCTCAACAAAGTCTAGATGCTTATAATGGCATTAATCAAAACTCTACAGATGCTTCAAATAATGGTACTGCGGGAGGTCTAGGTTCTTGGGAAGATGCTGATGATTGGGGACAGATATTTTATGATTCATCTCAGCAAGATGGATATAGGTATCAAATAAAATTATTAAGAGATGTTTATTTAGAAAAACTTGAATTTGAACAAGCTAGTAACGACTATCCCGTAATTCAAACTAATGGATATAGAATGTTTGTTAGAGATAGAATACATATAGGAAGTGGTTTTTCTTCTAGTGAGTATGTAAGATTTAGAAATAGAGGGGAGGCAGGGACAGGAGGTTCATCAGGTTCTGTTGGATATTCAAATGATGATGGTTCTACTATAGCTGGTCCAAGTGGTACTACTGGTGGTGGAATCGGTGGAACAGGGGGAGCTGGTGGTACTTTAAGAGGAGGAAGAGATGGAAGAAATGGTGGTAATGGTGGCGCGGCAGGTGGAGTTTCTAGTCAAAATGGTACAAGTGGAACAACAGGCTCTGGTAGTTCGAGTGGACTTGGCTCATATAGTGTTACATTAGAAGGTAAGACTGGTGCGCAGGGAGGCAATGGAGGTACGGGTGGAGATATGTCAGGAGGTAATAATGGTGGTTCTTCAGGTCCAGCAGGTACTTCTTATAATGGTGGTACTGCTACTCAAGCAAAAACTAGAATACAACACGCTGACCCTCACTTATTAACAATGTTTAGAGATGTATATAGTGAAGCAGATGATTCAGATAGAATATCTCCTTCAGCTGGTTCCTCTGGTGGAGGGGGAGGCGGTGGAGGCGGTGGTGCTTACTTCCAACAAGATACTGAAGCTATCACAGGAGGCTCAGGTGGAGAAGGAGGAGGAGCAGGAGGCTCAGGTGGAACTATATTAATATGTTGTAGGTTATTTACATCAGATGGTGGAAAGTTTAATTTTGATGCTCGTGGTGGAGATGGTGGTAATGGTGGCGATGGTGGATATAGAGGTTATACTGATGATTTTGGTGGTGGTGGCTCAGGTGGACCTCCATAAAAATAAAATTAAAATAGGAGTAATCTTATGGCTATAGCCAATTATGCAGGAGATGGTGGAGGAGGCGGAGGTGGTGCCGGAGGTAATGGTGGCAATGTTGTTATCATTACATCTCAGCTAACTAAAGATATGGGATTTTTACATAGTAATTATTGGAATATTGTTATCACAGGTGGGGATAAGGGTGTTCATGGTGACCCCGGAGAAGTAGGTAGACCTCAAGGTGAGTCTGGTAGTAATGGACAGCCAGGCTCTGATGGTAACGATGGACAGGATGGAAAATATATATTAGTATTAATATGATAAAACAGTTAAAATTGAATGGTAAAATAGGTATATTTATATTATGGCAAGTTCATTAAGAAGACAAGCCGCGAAGACCTCTGTAGCTTATCAAAAGCACCAACATCAAAGCGCGGCAGAAGCATCTATACAAAAACTCTCTGACCAAGCCTCACAAAAAGCTCAAGAGAGAAGTGACCAAATGTTTGGCTTTTTAACTCAAGCAGTTGGCGTTATGGATAAGATGATGGCTAAGAAGAAGACTGATACTAAGATTGAGAAAGCCGTTAATCAAAGAGCTAAAGAAATGGGTGGGGAAAAAGGAGGAGAGGTATTTTATAAGAAGAATACTCTATCTGATTGGTTAAAAGGAGATGCAAAGCTCTCTGATGTTGGTAAAGAAAGTTGGGAGATTAGTGGTGGTGGAAAGACGGAAACATTTGATAGAGCAGATATGATTGCCTATGGTAAATACTCAGAAAAGAATAAATGGAAAGATAAGGTAGGAAAAAAATTAGGTGGTGAAGATAGTAGTCTTGACAAGATGGATGAGTTATACAACAAAACTGTCCAGAATAGTACTGGAGCTGATGGCGTTGACCCTGAGTCTATTAGGGATAGGGGAGTAAATGATTACGCAGAGACTTCTGATGCTAAGCATACAGGTGATAAGACTGCTATGAATCAAGAGATTGACTATGATTCTTTACCTTCTCCTACTGTTGAGGGTATGGAATATGTTACTAGAGACAGGGAATATAGAACAGAGCATTTTGGTAAAGACTTCACTAAAAAGAGACATCAATTTGATGAGGGTTGGTCTTATAAGAAAGCTAAAGCTATAAGTCGTTCTCAGAGAAGAGAAAATTTTAGAAGAGTAGACCAAGACCATTTCGGTGGATTACTACCGGGTGGTCAAGCATACAATGAAGCATCTGCTCAAAGGAAACATAAGGCAACAACTAAAAGTTTCATAAACGAAGTAAAGGCAGTATCTGGCTCTCCTTCTCAATATAGTCCTGCACAATCTGATAACTATAGGAATGATGCTAGAAGTTTACTAGCAGAGATTAAGAGTGGCAAATTTGAGACATCTACTACAAATAATAAAGATATAATGGATGCTCTTAATAATATGGATGCAAGTGTTGGCAATATGGAGAACTCAGCCGATAATATTCGGATGAATACAGATAAATCATTAAGTAAAGCTGAAGATACATTAAGAATTGGAGGCGAAGAGCAAAAAGGTACAGGTAGAAGTTGGGTTGAAAAAGGAGAAATGGCTAGTTTAATGCCTGATAATGATTTAGAAATGGCAGATACTATTGTTCAATCTAGAGTTGGAGACCAGATGGTTGGCATGATGGATGAACCAAAAGGATTTAATAAGCTATGGAAAGCCGCGAAGCGTGAATGGGGAGATAAAGTAGATAAGATTTTCGGTAAACAGAAGAAAGCATTTGAAGGTAAGGGTTATCAAAAAGGTGATGAATTGCCTTCTCCTGATAAATTAGATAGAATAACTGCTGATACTCAAGACTTTGACCCAATCAATCCAATGGACATCGCAGCAAAAGCGTCAAGAAGAACTGATAATCAACATCCTTTATTTGATGCTATCAATCCTGATGGTGAAGTTGGTCAGTTAATGCAAAATCAAATTCCTCAAGAATCAGAACCATTCACTCCATTAGAGGTTCCAGACATTACTGCAGAAGGTCAAGAAGATATGAGTGATTATATTGATGCAGAAACTGGACAATCTGCGGCAGATACTGATTATGAAAAATCTAGAAGTAGACCTGATTTGTATGCTATAGGTCAAGAAAATGCAATAGAAGGTGACATTGCACAACAATATCTTGATGGAACTCCTTCATTCGCAGGTACAACTGAGCAAAATATAAACTTAATGAACGCTGTAGTTCAAGATACAATCGGATATGATTTTGATTTTAACAAAGCTCAGAAAGGTGAATATGATAGTGAAGGTTTTACACTTAGAGGGCAAAATGAGAATTTAGATAGCTTAAGCACTCCTGAACTTGCTGAAAAAGGAATAACATTAGATTATCCACCAGTTTCTTTAAAGGGACAAGGATTAAAAGAAATGTGGGATACTCTTGGAATAGGTGATTGGGATAATAGAGATACTCTATGGAATAAATATATGGCAAGTGAGAAATAATGGATAAAAAGTCTGCTAAAAGACAATTTAATCAATTAACTAAAGATTTAGATATTGAACATACTTTTAGTTTTGATGAGGCTTGGGATTTCTTAAGTTATAAAAGAGCTATGAATCTTGTTAAAGACCCTACTGCTTCTTATCCTGTTGATTATACTAAAGAACAATTCAGGAATGGAGTTTTTAAAGTTCAAGAAATAATGCTAGACAATATAGAAAGAGTTAAGGACATACATAAATTTAATCCAGTTAAGAATATCTTCACAGATGGTCAACTCGTAAGAGAGATATTTAATCCAGCAGGAGAATTAATAGTAACTGCGATACATAAGATTAGTCACCCTTACTTTCTTTTAAAAGGAGAGATGTCTATTATGACGGAGGATGGTGAAGAGCGTATTACTGCTCCTCATTATGGTATTACTAAAGCGGGAACAAAGCGTATCATTTATGCTCATACAGATTGTATATTCATTACTGTGCATCCGACCGATAAAGACAATCCTGATGAAGTATTGAAAGATGTAACCGTTGAATCATATGAGGAATTAGTATGAGTGTAGTAGTAGCCGCAGTAGGCGTAGGATTAACTGCAACTTCAATGATTGGAGGTGCTAGAAGAAATAGTAAGCAAAGTAGACTTCAAAAAGCATCTGCTCGTAGGCAGTTAGGAAGTATTAATCAGGCTCTAGGAGAGCTAGATACATTAGCAGGTCAAAAATCTGATATTGCTAATAGCGATTTTCAATCATCATTAGTTAGTGAAGCTAAAACTATAGGTAGAACTAAATCAAAGATGATAGAGAAGGGAGAGGATGCAATGACATCTTTTGCATTTTCAGGTGAAGCTGAAGAAACCCTTTCTCAAGCAACAGAAGAAATGGATTTTACATTTGATGAATCAAAAAGACAAAAAGAAGTAGAATTAGATAAAACATTATCAGCCATTGATGAATGGAAAGGTGGAGAGGCTTCAAGATTAAACGCAGAGAAAGATGTATTAAACGAACAAATAAAGGTAGCAAGTACTACCGATTCCTTTTGGGAAAACATTTTTGGATAGGATATAATTATGGCTGCAGCACAAGTATTACAAGCACTTAATATGATTCTAGACGACAGGTCTAGGAGAGAACAAAGAGATGTTCAATCTTCATTGGGAGCTATGGAATTAGCATTGAAAGAAAAGAAGATGGAAGAAGATGCTATTCATAGAAGGTTTAGTAGAAAGAAAGCATTAGTTGAAACCGAAGATGCATTGAAAACATCTAAGGCGAAAAGAGGTCAAATAGCTCAATCAATAAGAACAAGTAGAACTGTTGAAGAAAAGAACAGACAAGATATATTCTTAAAGGCTTGGGAGGGTATGAACGAATCATACGAAGAGTCTCAAATGATGTTAGCTAATCAGATATGGTCAGACTTTGGCTTTTCTGCACTATGGACATATATGGAAGTAGGTGAAGGTAAGCCAGTTACTGTTTCAAACATGACTAGACTTCGTACACATCTAGAAAAGAATGGAATGGATAAGGCATCTGCTCAGTTTATTACTAAGAAGGTTGCTCAAATTGGAGCGCAGGAAAAGAAACCTGCTTCAACTGTTATTGGTCTAGGTCGTTTTGTTAGGAATAGATTAGTTTCAATACAAAATTTAAAAGGCAATGAGAAGAATCAAAAATTAAAAGACTTTGTTGACGCTGGTTATAATGTTGGCATCTTTACAGACCCTTTCAATTCTGAGTATAGCAATAAGCAGGAAATGGTTGAAAAGAACATGGGATTGATGAATGATATAGGTAAGCTAAATAAGATAGCAGTATTAGATGATATTAAAGCCAAGCTAACTCAAGAGAGATATGAAATGTCTTATCAAGATGATGATTCTTCTACAACATCAGATGAGGAACTTGGAATTAGATATGAGTTTCAGAATGATAATAGGAATAAAATTAATAATAGTCTTCGAGGCTTTGGTGAGCAATTAACTCAAGAAGAAAAAGACCAGAATAAAAAAGTATATACCAAAAGAGAAATAGAGGAGGCACAAAATAAGTATTGGTCACAAATTCGTGCAGGTTCACAATGGGTTGATAACTTTAGAAATCTGAAGTCAGAAGCTCAAGATGAATTAAGAGCAAGTGGTGACTTAGGATACGCCCAGTCAGTTGAAGGAGTACTTGGACCGACAGGTACAAACATAACTTCTCTACCTAATCTTCAATTAACACTACCTACTAATATGGTAGGAAAGACTCCTAATGAGATAGAAAACTATTGGGAGAATATGAGAGGAGGCGTAGATGCAGAGTTGTTTAAAGTCCAAACTGCAATACAAAACCATAATGCTGAAACATCTGCTATTGCTACTAATCTTGCTAATATGAGACAATCAGGTATAAGTGTTACAAATGCAGAAGAATTAACAAGGCAAGATGAAAAAAGAAATATTGATTTATATAGGCTTCAAGAACAACAAAGAGCATTAGAGAATTGGATGAGCAATCTAAATAAAACAATGTCTGCAATACCAGTAGATGAATCACATGGTTTGTCTTCATTGCCTTATAAAGATATTAATCAAGACCAAAAACAACAAAGATATGATGAACTCGCTCTTAGGCAAATGAATCCTATTGGTAATGTTTTAATGGATTGGTTCGGAGGGACATCTGAGGAACAAAGATTTGATAAGGTAAATACTTCTAACGATGAGAAATATGTAGACCCTATGGGAGATGGTTTAGACCCTATTAAGAAGAAGAAAACTGATGATTTAAAGTTAAATACTATGAAATGGAATATGATATTTAGAGGTTTAGGAGGGTACTAATGGCTGAGAATATGTTATTCGGGAAAAGTCTAGAGCAATTCTTAGATGAAGAATTAAAAGGAATTAATACATCAACAGAGTATGCAGACCCTTCAGGGGGAGCATCAGGTATAGTAAGTGATAGTCAGTATCGAGGAAGAGGTGCTGTTCCTTCTCCTATGGTAACAGATAGAGAGCCTTTTATAGATACTAATAATTTATTTGCTCAATTACAACATGAACCTGAACATTTCCCAGCTCACCTAAGACCTGATTCAGATAAGTCTATGATGGCTCATTTAGGAAGAGGTATTGTATCAGCTTTAGACTCAGCTAGTATGAATGTTGGTAGATTATTTATCCCGGGTAAAGGCTCGGTTGCTGAAACCTTGCCTGATATGTTTGAGAGTGGAAAACTTGATTGGTTAAAGAGTGATAACTCTTGGCAAACTAAAGTATCTGACTCTCTTGGTGAAACTGTCGGTTTTCTAGGTTCATTTTCAATAGCAGGTGCGGCAGAGAAAGCAATTATAAAGAATATCCCTAGAGTAGGTTCTAAATCTATTGCAAAAAGCATAAAGAAAAAGGTTGCAGACCAACTTGAAAAAGGTGGACAGATAAAATGGATGTCCAATCAGGGTACTACGAAAGCAGAAAGAGAACTTTTAACCGAGGCTAGTGCAAAGTCTACATTTCAAAAGATATATAAAGATGTATGGGATACACCTTTGTCTAATTATTCTCATGGATTTAGAAATGCATCTAAGCAAAACTCATTTAAACAAAAGGTTGAAGCAGGATTTGCAGACGAATTTAATAAAGTATTAAATCAGAATGGTCTTGAGGCTTCAGATGACTTAGCTAAACTTGTAGGCGATGAATTTATGAGGTGGTATGGTAAGAATACTAAGCCTCCTGTAAGTGATATAGCTACTGCTATTCAAAGAATAATGGCTAAAGGTGGATTGCCCGGCTTGTCTAACCCAGCTTTTGGTGCGGCAGTAGGTGTAATTGGTCAAGAGGCTATTACATTCTCAATGGTTGAAATGTTAATGGAAGCAGTACAAGCGACAGATGAAGAAAGAGAAGCACATATAGGAGATGTTGGTTTTCACGCGGCAGGTATGGGTATGTTACTTGGTGGTATAAGACTTATTCCGGGTGGTAAAACAAAGGCTAATACATTATTTCCTAATCCTTTTGGTGGCAAAGATGGTGGATTTTCTATGTTTAGAAAGCTAATCTTAGGAAGGAAACCATATAAAGGTAGAGTTGATTTCACAAAAAATTCAGAAAGAATGGCATTATTAAATGTTTGGGAGTATCTATCTAGTAGGAATCTAGGTACTGGTGCTTTAGGAAAGATAATGCAAGACTCTGCAAAGAGACATAAGCATCATTTAAATAAAGTTTTTGGAGGAAGAACAGGAAAGAACTCTACTAAAGTACATGATTATACTCTTAAAGAACTAGAAGCAGTTCTTAATCAATCTGGCTCTGGCATAAGAATGATTAATGGAAAGAAAGTAAATCAGAAAGAGGCTATAGCAGAGATAATGGCTGATGCATTAGATGATGTATATTCACAGTTTAGAGGAAGGTGGGTAAAAGATTTCTTTAGAGAGTACGCTACTGATTTTACAATGTCAACTCCTAGAATGTTATTAGGTTCTATGGCTATGGGAGGCGGTCCGAAGATGTTGGTAGACCCTGATATTCCTTTTGAAGACAAAGTACTTGGCTTTGGTCTTGGTGGCTTTATGATGAAGAGAGGTAAGTCCCTTAAGTATTACAATAAAAAGGGACAGGCAATGGAACATGAAGGATGGATAGGTGGAAAAAGAAAAGAATTTTATTCTAAGTCAAAATTAGGTGAATCTCATTTAAAAGAATTATCCTCAACAATGAAACTTATGGGTGCTAATCCTAAAGAGCATTGGCATTGGGGAAATATGGCTGACAATTTAGATATAGACCCTCGTATGCCGTGGGTTTCTAGCTTTAAGGATACAGAGACTAGAGAGAGTAGTAAGGTTAGAGAAGAGTTTCTTAGAGAAGAAAATGGTAAGCGTGTCTACACAACAGAGAAAGAACCGGGAGAGAAGCAGATAAGAAAAGAAGGTAAGAATGACCCCGGTGACCATATTAAAAAATTATACAAGCACTTCGTTGTTTACTCAGGGAATAAGCACTTTCAACATCATGTAGAAGGTAAAGAACAATTCGTAAAGGATTGGGAACATCTAACAAGTAAAGAGAAGAAGCAGTTTGAGAAAAATATGGAAGACGCTGGTATTAGGGAAGTAAATGACTTTCTTGATGTGATGATGGAAACTAAGATGGCAGGTCTTGACCAAACAGCTATAGAGGTTGCAAGTAATCTTCGTAATGCTGTTGAGCAATTACAGAAAGTATTACCTGAGGGTAGTAAGCGTTTGATGAAAGTTATTGAGGGTGATAGATTAAAATTTGTAAGACTCGACTCTAGAAGAGATGGTGACTCTAAATTAACTACAGACCAAGCTAATATGATTGAGAGATATAATTCTTATGTCGAGTTCTTAGTTAGGTCAGGTAAGGCTGAATTAATAAACAGAAGTCCTTCCGATATTGGAACTATCATAGATTCAAAAACTCCTGGCGTTAAAGAATTTATGACACAGATGGAAGCAACTCATATAGGATTCAATAAGGCATTTGGTGGTAGAGAAGGTGAAATTCTTCTAGAGCCAACAGATGGTGTTTTTATTGATTACCATAGATTTGCAATGATGCATAAGAATGTTAAAATGGGAAGTGCTTTTTTATCTTCAATCTTTGAATCAGGTTACAAAACAAAGCATCAATTTAATAAACAAGAATTACAAAAAGCTGGGGAGTTAATTCGAGAGATATTCCAATCCGAAAAAGGATTTCCAATACAAAAAATTGAGGCAGGTAAAGGTCAGCAACTATTTGCTGAGACTATGCTTGAAGTTTTAAAGCCTTACTTGGCTACTCCTACTCCAGTTAAAGGTGGGGAGTTTACTGGTAATAGAAGTGGTGCTAAGTGGAGAGAAAAGATAAAGACACTAGACTTAATACTTCAAAAGAATGGTGTTACTTTAGTGGGGGACAGGTATCAAAATGTTAGGATGGATTTCATTGCTAATATGAGAAGAGAGTCTTTGATTCACAAAATAAGACATGGAAATGTTTTCAACCCAAAGACAGGTAAGATTGAAAAAATAAATGCTGGTCATGTCGAACAAGTTGTTGCATTGGTTGAAGATGGATTTGTTAATAAAGATATGACATTGCATAATGTTACTGATATTATGGATGGTCTTGGTAGAATGAAAGCTGACCCTAGACAAAGACTATTTGTTGATTGGGCAAATGAAAGATTAAATCTTAGAGAACTAGATACTCCAAAGAAATTTAATGAAAAGGTTGCTCGTGAATATGGATTAGTAGAAAAACCTGAAAGCGTTAAGCAGTTATTTGAGAACCTTGAGCAGTCAGCTCAGAGTATGGTTACTGAAGGTAATGTAAAGAATATAAAGGAAGCTAGACAGCGTATAACTGAATCATGGGGAGATGTTCTGCATCTATATAAAGATGTTGTTATGCCACTTGTAAAGACTACTAGGGTGATTAATGGTAAAAATGTTACATCTGGTATATTGAATCTAGATAAGAGTCAAAATCAAGCTAGAGATATAGGGGACTTATGGTCTATAACTCATAAGTTAAAATTGTTACAGAAAAAGAAGACTAGTTATAGTGTTGAAAAATTTATGGAAAAGATAAAGGAAGTCTCTCAAGACCCTAAGTCTGAATACTATGAAATATTAAACTTTGCATTAGAAGAGATAGCAATCAATCCTAATAATAGTCAAAGAGTAATGGAGTTAGCTCAAAGACATCTTAAGTATAAACCTGAGACTAATGAATTTGAGATGAAGTCTGAAACTCCTACAAGAAATATAGAAGAGTTTATTGAAGGTTTATCAAGACCTGAGTGGGGCGGTAAGGAACATATGGAAGCTCACTTCAGGCAGTATCAAAGAAGATTGCAAGAACAAAGTGCAGATGGTGGATATAAAACTGAATCACTATCTGATATTGTAAAGAAAAATGCTCTTTATGATATGAGCTTTTCAGAAGGTGGAACTGTCCAGAGAAAGCATCCTACATTAACTGTTGAGAAGCAGATTCAAAATATGTATGATAAGTATACTGGTATGGGTAAGAGGGAGCAATTTAAAAAAGAACTTATACAACAAGCCGAGCAAAAGAATCCTGAGTTGGATGTTGTGGAGTTTGGTGAGAAAATGGATTCATTATTTCTTCAGTTGGATTCATCTATAAGAGTTACTAAGCAAAAAATTAATTTACAAGACCAACATAAATGGACAAGAGATGATAACCATGCTATAAGAAAAACTAGCGTATGGGATATAATGCACTCAGCTATTGGTTCTCCTATGGGTAAGAGAAATTTCCTACCTCAAATAACAATGATTGACCAACAGATTATTAATGCTAATGGAAGAAAGTCTTCTTTAAGTAATAATGCTGAACTGGTTAATGAGCATCTATATAATGGAGACAGGGTTAATGTTAGAGAAAGTGCTAAGATAGCAGAAGGAAAGGGAGCAAAAGACCTTATAACTGAACCTGAACAAAGAGTTCTTTATAGGTTTGGCTCTAATCAATATGGATATGGTGTCAAAGCAGATACTAAGTCTTTGAATAGATTGGCTAATAGATACGCAGAGTATGTAATAAACAATGTTAAGAGTAAGGAAGCTCAAACTGAAATTCTTGCAGAAGCTGGTGTTAGGTACAATGAAAAAACTAAGATGTATGAGGTAAATAGAGATGTAGATAATAACTATGTCGTAGAAAATATAGCCTCAGGTAATAGAGATTTCGTCAAAAGAGTTATGGATGATATGATTTATGGTGAGCTATGGGGACAAAGTTATTGGAATGAGATGAGAGCTTACGATACTCAAAGTAAAACAGATTGGCATAAGAGACTTAATTTATATAATAATGTATCTACTATTAAGTTAAGAACAGATAGCATTATGGATATATATAAAAGAAGGCAATCTAGTGGGTTATATAAAAACGCAGAAGGACTTAGAGCTAACGAATCATTAAGAAAGTGGGCATCTGGTGATTACAGGCAGATGACAATAAGAGATGAGAAGGGTGGTTTTGATTCAATATTTAAAACTATTCAAAAACAACATGAACTAGAGATAGGGAAGCTACCTGATGGTGCTAAAAGAGATGCATTAGTTTCAGAGTATAATCAAATTAAAGATTTGCTTTCTGATAAAAGTAAATTCGATGGAATGACTATACTTAGAGATGAGTTGTTTGATGGTATGGCTAGTTTAATGGGTGCTTCAGGAGAGGGAGTTGGAGCTATAAAGCCTATAGTTATGAGAATAGGTGAACAACATTTTATTAATAAGACTGCATTTCAAAAGGATGCTACTTTAAAAGCAATGTGGGAAGCTAACCCTAACTTAGGTTCTATAACTTTTACTAGTGCAAGTAAAACTGTTATGAAGGATGGGAAGTATCACGAGTGGATGGAGAATAGAATATTTGATGCTCCAGCAGACTTTAATCTACTTGCTATAGAGCCTTCCATGTATGGTAAAGGCATAGGCATAACTATGAAGCCTGAAGATGTTCAGCTACTTAGTGTTAAAGCAGAGAAGAAAAAGGCAACACTTAGTCCATTGCATACATCTGGTATGACTAGAGAAGGGCAGAGACAATTTATAGAAACTCATGTAGAAAGAAAATATGATTTAGCTGAAAAAGATATTAATTCTCTTTACAATCCTCAGCAATTTAGTCAAGCAGTTGCATTTAATAGGGCGAACTTCCACGATATGTATCAGGGAATGACTCTTGAAAGTAGCACAATGGGAGTACATCAAATGTTGGCTGAGGTTGGTGCTATTCCTCATATTTTTCAAGGTAAACAATTTGATAACATGATTAAAAAGAGACTTATTGATGATATTATATCATTGAAAGTTGATGGAGTATCAGCAGTAGTATCACCAGATGCTACAGGTGAATTGAAATCTAGTATAATGTATAGTGAAGGAGGTAGAAGTAAAATTGCAGAGATTGGAGAATTAAAGCTCCCTCGTTATGCAAAAGATATGCCTTTCGATAGTAAATTAACATCTGTTGTCCTTAAGTCTAGGAAAGATTTAAGTGTTGATGTGACTACTAAAGATATGAAAACAGTTCAAGAGATGGGATGGAAAGACCTTAACACTCTTGGCGAATTACATTTCTTTGCTAACCAAAAAGGTTATGATGTATTAGTTGCATTAGAAAGAAACCCACATACTAAGCCAGACTCAGCTACTATACTAAGACTGCACAGCTTCAAGTCTAAGACCGATGGTGCAAACGCTACTGTTAATGCTGTTGACTTTAGAAGAGCGCAGGAAGGTGACCATGATTTAGATACATCATCTTTTTATTGGGATACTGGCAATGAGGTTAGAAACTCTTATCTTAAACAAAGAGGTACTGTTCCTGATTCTGTTCCTACTGGAAGTAAGAATAATAAATGGTCTACAAATGATATTGATGTGAATACAACCTCAGGACACGACAAGTATTTATCTAATGTTGAAAAAGGTGATATGTTAAAAGGTAAGGTTATGTCTTACCAACCTGTTATAGATGCATTAGAACATTATGTAGGTGCGAAAAAAGCAAATTCATCAGGCAATGAAACTATTATAAGAGTTGGTGCTGATTCATATATAAAATTTAATGCTGATAAATTAGTTCAAATAAGACAACGACTTAGTAATGATATTCAAGGAATACTAGATGCTAAGGGTGGATTTGATGAGGCTATGTATAGAAATTGGGAGAATAATTTCTTATTTGGCGAAGCTAATGGGCAACAACAAAGTGTTTTTAGTTACGCTAACAAGTCAGATACTAGAATGAAAGATGTCTATCAAGATGGAGGGTTTGTTAGTAATCCAGTACATCAAAGAATAATTAGAGACTTATTAATTACTCCTTATAGAGAATTTTCTAGACTAACATCAGGTAATTGGGAAACAGGTGTGAGAGAAAGTGTTGGGATGGCTGAGTTTATGACTGGAGTTGAGTTGTATAATTCTAGATTAAGACGCTCTAAAGATAAAGTAAAAGAAATTATTAGAGAAGAATATGAAGGTCAGCAAAAAAGAGATGAATTAGATGCCATAGAGACTGGCTTTTTTGATGGTGGATTAACAAAGCAAATGCAAATTTTAAGTAAGAACTATAGAGCAGAGCTAGACCATCTTACATCAAGAGATAGGCAGATGAGAAAAGCATACAAGCTAATGGAAAAGTCTAAGGTTATGGGTAATCTAGATAGGCGTAATCACGAAGCAGAATGGATGGACCAGGTATATAGTTGGTCTGGTAATTCAAATGTTCAGAACTTTTGGAGAGAACATAATTCTCATATGCAATCAAATGCTCAGAAGATTGAGTATGTTAGTTGGTTAACTTCAAAGCATAGAGATTTAGTTAAGCTAAGAAAAAATATAGTTCGTGAAGGTGACTTGATAGCCGCGAAGTCTTATGATAGGCAGATAGCAAATGTTAGAGAGATGAAAGATAGAGCATTAGGTGAGATGCAATATAAGTTTGACATGGATGGAAAGTTTTATAAGAAAAGTTGGAACAAAGATAGTCAGCAATTTGAATGGAAAAAATCTAAGCCTAAGGGAAAGAATAAAAAGAAGCAAAAACTATGGGAAGATATTATTCAGCATAAAAAAGATGCTATGAAGTGGGAATATATTCGCAAGATAAAGGGTAAAGAAGAGAGATTTAAAGCTGCGGCTAAGTTTGAGAGGAACTGGGAAAAGAAACATAGAAAGCAAGTCTATGAAGATTTACAAAAGAATGGTGTTCACTTCACCGATGTAAAAGACTTTGAAGCAGTACAAGCTCTCATATTCCATGATGTATTTAGCTCTAAGGCTAATATGGAATTATTTGAAACAGGTAGTGGAAGTTTTGGCTCTAAGGATTTTCAAAACATATCCTATACTGCTACTAAAGCCGCGAAGAGAATAAATAAGATGATTAATAAGGCTTGGAGTGACTTCCTAGACCCTAAGAATGATAGGTATCCTAATCAAGAATTTGTAAATGAACAAATATTTAGAGAAATAGAACATAGATATAATAATTTTGCAGAACAAAATAGCTTACTTGCTGAACAATTTTTATATAAGATTGCTACTCCTGAGATAGATATATCTAGAAGAATGAGAATAGGGGAGAATTATTACCCAGCAGTTAAAGAGGGTAATCATCAGACACAAATAAATGCAGTTATGAAATTCATAATGCACCCTGAAAGTCCATACACTCCTGAAATGAAAAGACAAATATTTCAAGATATAGCAGATGCATCAGGCAGGTCTTTCTTAGACTACTATGGAGTTACATCGAATCAGGCTTTCAATGGTGGAGAACTAAGATTAAGTCCAAGTGGTAAGATGTTGGAGTATGGAGGTAGGGATTATTATGGTGATGTAGCTACTACAATAAAAGACAAGGTATTGTTTTATGATAGACCTAATCCTTTTCAGTATGGAAGAGGTGGAACAGTTAAGGATTTACTATATGAGATGTCTCCTCAAGTAGCACAGCAATTAGAATTAGATGGTTTAAGTAAGCTATCTCAATATGATTCAATGAGAATGTTGTACGGAATGGGTTCAGTAAGAGATATTGTGGCAAATAGAAATTTAAGTTTCATACCTCAAGGAATGACAAGAACTAAAAACGGAGCATATTACTCAATAAATGGATACAAGGATTATCTTAGGCAGATGGATATAGAAATGAGTGGTGTTGTTGGTAACAATAGAACAAGTATGTGGAGAGAAGGTCCGATGAACAATATTAATTTAAAAGAACCTGCTACTAAGCAAAAAAAGGCACAAGAAAGCGTATTAGAGTTTATGAATAATTGTCCAGAGGGATTACAATAATGGCAAAATTAAAAATATGTATTCCAAAGAACGCAGCGAACCCTGAAAGATTAAAGTCTCTATATAAGATTGCTAAAGAATATGATGGGCATAGAGCCGTTGAACAATTTGGATTAGGAGATGGTCAGTTTAAGAAGCTATACAAAGCCTCAACTGGACATCACTTTGGTGAAGCAATACCTTCTGTTGAACAATTAAAATTATTAAATAAACAGGTTCAGCAGTTCACTAGTAAACTTGAAAAGGGCAATATAAGTGCTGCGGAAAGTTTGTTCTATCTACCTAAAGAACTAGCTGAAAGATTTCCTGCGTCAGGTCAATGGTATAAAGAATCACAAAGGTCACTTCAGCATTTCAAGGGAAACACTCAAGCATTTCAACAGATGGCTAATGATATATCCAGATTACTCAGTCGGGAGGCAGGAGAAGGTGGTATAACACGCCTACTAGGCAGAGGGATGTCAGCTAATAGAGAGATAGCAATGAGGGAAGCTGAATATAGAAAATTAGTAAATGAAGGTAGGATGGATGATGCTTTATTATATAAACAAACTAAAATTGAACCATATATAAAAGAAGGTGAGGGTTTAGTATTTAAACAATTCCATGATTTAGTAACTGCTGATAAGATTGATTCGGCTATGGCAAGTAAATACCCGGGAAAAGTAGTTGAAGCCGCGAAGATATGGAGAGAACAGATGATGCCAAGACTAGATAAGATGCTAGTCAATGGTATAGCTAACTATAAATATGGCTTTAAAAGGACTAAGGGAACATTTGGTGATGATGTTGGCTTTGGTGAGATGGGTAAAAAAATAGAGATTATTGAATCATACATCAATAAAATGGTTAAAAAAGGTGGTGGATTCCCTATAAAAAATTTAGATATAGTTCCAACATTAGGTAAAACCTCTGAATTGTATCATACTGGTACAAAAGAATCAATGAGAGAAGCAAATGAATTACTTGATAGCTTAGTAAAGAATGTTGTAGAAAGCGATATAAACATTAACAATGTAATGAGAAGTGGAGATGGTGCTAAAGGTGAAATATCATACAATATAATAGACGCTATAGATAGCTATACTAGGTCTGTTTCTAGATTTAATATGGTATCTGGTCAAACTAATGCTTATTTAAAAGGTATTCGTGGAATGAAGAATATGGCAGAGAAGGTAAGTGATGCTGATTTACAAGCAGGTGTTGACTCTATGGTTGAATATATGGCTGATTCTTATTCACATAATGTTGGGTTAAGTAATTCTCAGGTAGGTAGTAAAATAGCAAGAGCATTAACTAGTTGGCAGGCTATTGGTAAAATGGGATTTCCTAACTTAAGAACTCCTGTTAGAAATGCTGGTCAGTATTTGCAAAATGTAGTTTGGTTTGGATTTAAAGGTATGAGGGATTTAAAATCAGAATTACAGAATACTCGAATGTTAAATAGGGTGAATGAAGGACTTGCTGATAATGGTATACTATTTCCTGAGATAACAGAGATTTATCAGAACTATGCACCTAAAAGAAAAAGAGATGATGCTACTGGATTATATATGGAAGATGTCTCTTTAGGAGCTTCTGATTTTGTACTAGGTGGATTAGAAAAGATAGCAAAAGCAGTTAATAAGCCAATGACTGAAATTGAGAACAATCTTAATAGGCGTACAACATTTCAGCTTGGATATATAAAAGAATGGAAAGCTCAATCACAAGCTCTTGATTATCATATGAAAAACTTTGAAAGAAAAGTTATGAATAATCCAAAAAAATATGGTGTCACTAAGGATAATCCAATAGAAGCATTAAGGAAAGAAAAATTACCATTACATGATGAGATGGTAGATGCTTACGATTACCACTTTGAGCAGTATCGTAAAAAAATGGCTACCAATGTAGCAAATGAAACTGTTGTAGAATTACATTATGACTATGATGCCTCTGCTAAGCCTAGAATAATGAGAGGAGCAACTGGTTCAGTAGCAACTCAGTTTCAAACATTTTCAGTAAACTTTTTTAATTATCAAAGAAAGATAATAAATAATGGTACAAATGAAATAATGGCTGGAATGTGGGGAGGTGAGAACGCTTGGAGAATGTATAGATTAGGTAGTCTATATTTAGGAATATCAGGATTAAGTGCTATTACAAATACTGACTTAACTGGTTTAGTTAATAATGATACATATGAAAGATTAACTCAATGGTATAAATATGCTAATGGTGATAAAGAAGATAGAGAAAGAGCTATGTTTGGAAGAGGTATTAGTACCTTAGCTGGTCCAACTATTAGTGACGCTGTTAGATTAGGTCAGATAGCAGGATTTATGCAAATGGATGAAGATGATTGGAAAAGTTATATGTTTGGATATGGTGATTTTGCTTCAGCTACAGATGATGATAAAACTAAAGAATTAGTAAGAACATTGAATGTAGGTATGGGTAGGATGGTTTATGGTCATATGCCAAGAATGATTAATGGTGCTAATTTAAGTTCTCATATTGGATTAGAGTTTGGCTTATATAATAGCAAGGAAAATAAAAAGAGACAAGAATGGGTTCAAGGAAGTAAATATTCTCCATTAAAGTGGGTATATGATAAATGGAAGAAACCTACTAAGAAACAGCAGAAACTTGCTAAAGGAAGAAGAGAGCCAGTTATGGCTACACTAGATGCAATGGAAAGAGGTTTCATATAGAAGGAGAGAGGTCTGACCTTTTTCATAGCTCTCAGGTACCAGTAGCTATTACTCCCCTTCCATACTCATCGTAACCTAATTAAGGTCAATTCCATCCATTATTTTTATGGTACATTTTAATTTCATCAAATGTTGGTAGTCCACTTTTTTCAATTTGCCTTTTCGCATCATTAACTTGGTCTTCCATCATTTTCATTCCTGTTATTAAATCCATAAATTTCAATTTTCTTTCTTCAGGCAAGTTTAAATATTTTCTTATCTTTTTTGTTTCTCTTATAGATTCTTTTTTGGATACCATTGTTCCTCTCCTATTCCTTTGTCGATATACCATTGTCCTATGCATATCGCATCTGCATTTTGTAAGGTCACCTTAACCCTACCTTCTGATATTTCCATTGCTTTCTGTTTCAAGAAGTTCTTCCTGTCTTTCTTGTCTTTAGGTACATCTTTCCAATTAGCCTGCCACATCTTAGGTGGTACTAACATCGTCTCTTTAGATGCAGTTGCTAACATTCCATTCCACATTCCATAATTATATCCAAATTTGAAAGTACTAGCCACTCCTTGTCCGGGCATACTATGTACCCATTCTAAAACTGCTATACTTGCTCTATGAATATCCTTTCCACATAACTCCCAAGTCTCCGTTGATGTTGGCATACACTTATGAGTTGTAATTAATTGTCCATCTGTGAATACTGCCATTGCTCCTGACCAACCGGGGTCTATAGCTATAACTGTTCCTTTCATCATATTAATTCTCCTTTGAAGATATTTATAATATCTGCGACAATTCCTTTTGGTTCATATCCTGCATATCTTGATTTTCTATACTTGCAACCTTTGTTGAATGTATCCTTTGGTATTATTCTAGGATATTCAAACCAATTACATTTATTGCCACTTCTTAAAGAACACCCTGCACAAGTCGTAAACTCCTTTACCTTCTGCACAGGGTGACCTATTTATGAGGATACTGGTTTCAGATTCTTAGATGCAACCTTAACTGCGTCTGCTCTGCTATAGTACATACGACACTTGTCGCCATTAAATCCCATAACATAAGAGCCTAATTGACCATACCTAGATTTCTGACATATTATCTCAGTTTCATAAGGGTCATTGTCTTCATCATCTACTGCATATCCATAATATACAAAGAACGCTGATTCTGCCGTTTGTTCAATAACTCCACTTTCAGCGAAGTCACTTAACTTAGGCTTTCCATCTATCCTTCTCTCGATTTCTCGATTTAACTGACTAACGAGTATAGCTGAACAATTTAACTTCTTACAAAGCCATTTATAGTCCAACATTATCTCTTCCAATTCAAATCGTCTATCGCTTTTTGCTTCATCTAGTTGTATCAGTTGAATATAATCGTCAATAACAACATCAGGTTGCTCACGACTTAACTCTTTCATAGCATCAGCCAATGTTCGAATATCATCATACATGACAAGATTCTTGTACTTTTCCTTCAGCTTATCTAGGTTCATTTCAACCATAGTAAGTTCGCCATTAAGTTTATCGGCTTTTCTAACTGCACCATAAGAGAGTTCTTCATGTTCCATAACTATTATCTTCTTGAACATTTCAGTATTACTCATTTCTCTATTAAACAGACACACCTTGTATCCTTGTTCAATTAATCTACGAGCTATATTGATTACAAGAGTGGTTTTACCATGTCCCGGTCTACCACCAATAACAGTTATCTCCTTTCTTGTCATCCCTCCTGCTGATTCATCTAGTTGTTCTAATCCAAATGGTATTAGATTTGTTTGAGATTTCAAAGCATGGATAGTATCATCTATAATATCTGATGTATCTTGCTTTAATGAAGGTGAAATCTCTTTCAATTCTTCTATTATTCTTTCATGTTCGTGTAGTATTTCTGTTATATCTTTATTTTCTTCTAATGAGTGGTCATATAGTTTATGTGCTGACTTCACTGCTTCTCTTTGTATGAATCTGTGCCATACAATCCTACACCATTCTTCTACATGAGCATTAGTTGGTGAGCTATCAGGAAGTCCTGTTATATAATAACTATTTAATGTTTGGTCATATTGGTCTTTTAATTCAGATGTTAGTATTATTATATCTATTGGTTCATTTTGTCTATGCAGTTTCTTCATGCATTGCCATACTCTTTTATTGGCTGATGAATAAAATGCTTCATCATCCCTAATCCACGCTTCAACAGTAGGAACTACTGAATTATCGTTGATTATTGAACCAAGTATAGCCTCTTCTGCGTCAACCGCATTTGGTTGCACTTTTAGTTTGGGCATATCCACTCCTAAAATAGACTAGCTTGAATACTAGCTGGTTCGTAGTTAGTAATTACCAATTCGTTCTTTACATCCTTTGCGAATAATTGTCCTGCATATCTACACGGTATTTTATGTATATTATATTCTTTAAAAGCATCTGTAACTTCCTTCCTGTCATCATAAGAAACCATAAAGTTACCACCTGATTGGTGTATGGTGTGACATAAATTTACGAAATCTTCATGGTCTTTCTCATTAAAATCGTAAAAGTAGTAGTCTTTCCTTTCCCCTGCAATTACATATGGAGGGTCTAAGTACCAAAAATCAGTTTCTTTAATAGGGTATCTTGTAGGTAAGTCTCTGAAGTCCAAATTTTCTATCATTACATTGTCTAATGCTTTCCTAGAATACTCAAGGTCTTTCAACATATTAACATTCCAATCTGCTTGTTTGGCAATAGGATTATTAAAATTGTTATTGAAAGCACACTTTATTACATAATAGTAAACTGCTGCTCGCTTAGGGTCTGGTAATTCAAATGTTTTATCTTGTAATTCCTTTCTATATCTGTCAAATAGTTCTCTTGATTTAACTAGCCATTTAGCATAGTCGCAAAACTCTTCATAATGTCCACCAACACTCAAATATAGATTGACAACATCATTATCTTTATCATTTAGTACATTCTCTTTTACCTTCTGTTTGCGAAAGAACATAGAGGCACCTCCTGCGAATACCTCTATGTATCTCTCATGGTCTGGTATCATTGGTACTAATTGTCTAGATAATTCAAATTTACCACCCATATAAGGAATGATGACTGGACATTGTAGCCATCTAAAATCCATTAAGCAACTCCTGCCCATTTAGTTATTGTAGGATATATACTCTGTTCTAACTTATGAGTCGCTTCATTACTTCTTTTCATGCTATGTGTAGCAATCCAAGTAGCTGAATTAAGCAAATCCCAATAGTTCTCAGGCTTATCTTTCATTAGATATTGAGTAAATGCCTCCATTTGATTACTTGGCATCATATCAATTAATCCAACAATATGTTTTTCTTGCAGTTTAGTGTTCTTTAACTTTGGTAAATCTTTATTGAATATACCATCAGTTGATAAGACAGTTTCTTGTATGGAAGGTTCGATGTCCTTTAAATCCATATTATAGATACTATGCTTATAGCTTTTCCTTGATATAACAGTCCCTATTACAAGACCATTAGAACACAAGATTCTAAATGCACCTGCTAATATGTGTAATCCCCATTGTCCATTATAAGAATTTCTCAAAGTAATCTCAGGAGATACTACATCACCATCTCCTAAATCTACCTTAGTTCCTCTTAAAGTCCATTTGAATTGGGTCTTAGCACCATTAGAGAATGATTCTACTTCTGATAATTGTGCATCTACATTCAAATTTGTCATAACTTCACTAGCTGTTTCATATATATCTTTATTTTCTATTAGTTTATATTCATCTGTCATACAACTAAGTACTTCATTGTTATCTTCCCTAACTACAAATTTATAACCTGTTGTTTGTTCTCTAACACTAGTACCATTTCCTTTATTCTTATTTGTTGTTTCCCAATAAGCTGGAACTGTTTTGACTGGAACAAGTGCTTCATTTAAAGTGACATTAGCCATCATTATACTCCTTTTTCTTAACTTCTTTTAATTTAGGTGTCCTACCATATCGTTTTATTTCATTTTCTAATTGTCTATCAGCATTGGTATCAGTTCGCCTTATTACACCGCCTAAGTAAGCAAAACCTCTTTGATGTTCGTGAGCCTTGCTATGTAAATAGTTCTCAATCCCTTTTCTTACCATTTTATCATCAATGCCTGATATTCCCTGAAGAAACCTGAAATAAATCAGTATAGTCTCACTAGGACAATGTTCAAGTATTATTTTCTTTGTGTCTTTAATTGCTTTTCTAGTATTCTTACTTCTCTCTCTTAATAGAGCTTGTATTTGCTTTGAAGGATTAAACTCTAATCTTTCACTCCAACCACAGCAAGGACATTTCAATCCTCTCCTCTATATCCTATAGAAGTAATCATTCCACCCATCTTATCATGTATTTTATTCAGTTCTTTATATTCAGCTTTGTCTTTATTGTCTCGCATTTCCTTGTGTGCATCAATGAACCCTTGAGCTACTTCTTCACTTCCAACTTCTTCAGTTAGCTCTTTTAAGTTTCCATCTGCTGCCAACTTTGCTATCCACGGCATCCTACTCACGATTCCCTCCTTCATACTTTAACCTCTGTTTGATTTCCCCAGTATCTCTTACCAAGACCTGTCTTATCAGGACATTCAGTTACTATAACTGTGGTTTGACCTGGATTTGTTACAATTTTAATAGCCTCTAATCCACAACTAGGAATCTTTACTACTTCTCCAACTTCACAATCTTCTAAGTATTTGTATCCCTTGCTTGGTTTCCACTTAGGCTTATCCTTTAGAGCTTTAGTCGCAAGTCGCTTGACCTTTGACATTACACTCTTGAGGGTTTTGTGTCCCGTATTGTTCTGTTTCTTGTTGCTTTTCATAAGCAGTCTCCTTTTCTCTAATATCTTTCTGAATTTTCTTTAAATCTTTTAAGAGTGCTTCGTAAGGCTTCTTCCATCTACCATTATCTTCTGTTGGTACTTGGGTACTACAAGTCATAACTAGACTATTGATTAATATTTCCAATTCACCTGTTGAATATTTTATTTGAACAGTACTCATTTTCTCTCCTTATCATAAATTTCTAATAATGTTGCACTTAAATACACCAATAAATCTAACATCTCTTCAATGGATTCTTTGAAATTATCTCTGCCTCCCTCTCCTGCTAGTGGTATATCTTGTCCATATCTTTTCTGACCTAATTCTAATCGTTCTTTAACTAACTCAAGAACTCTTTCATTACTCTTCTTCATCGTTTTTCCATAAGTTTATATGTGTTACTTGGTCAGTATCTCCAGACATTCCATCATAGTTCTTGTAGTCTTCGTCTGCTTGTTGTTTAAGTATTTCAACTACTTCTTTACTTCTAAAACCATCATCACCTATTACAATATCAACTGCATTTCTGATAGTTTCTAAATCAAATACTTGTGTTATTTTTTTTGCTGATTTCATATCCTATTCCTTAAAGTTATGGGGAGATACCTGCTGATGCGAGTTTGCTTTGTGGAAGGATATGTATGGAGGATAAGCACCTCCCCATACCCTAATTTAGTAAAAGGAGAAGTATATTTCAACTCCTCCTTTCACTTTATCAATCAACTCCTAGAATGGCACATCATCAGATGATAATTCATCTGCAGATAATCTAGTTCCATCATTCCACGGGAATACCGAAGTTACTTTCATTGCTGTCCGTTCTTCGCCCTCCTTATTCTTGAATGATTGTTGCTTGATGTCAATTAGACAAGGCAATCCGATAACATCTGACTCTTCAACTTCAGCTAATGATACCTTACCATCTTTAGAAGGAAATTCAACTCCTAGAGCCTCGAAGAACTCTTTATAGCGTCTATTTTTCCAACTCTCACCTGCTTTAGGTTTAGGAGTTAGCCAAACACCATTGTTCTTGAATTTCTTTCCAACCATATACTCACCTGATATAGTTACTGAGCCATTGTCATCTTGTTGTTGGACAAAGCCACCATTACCATCAGAAGACATCTTTGGAATCTTTAAATTCTTAGCTTCTTCTGCTATAGTAAAGGTTAGATTGAAGATTTTACTATCATTCCAATCATTTACTGCGAACTCATTGCAATGTGCAGGGTAAGTTCCTTCAGCGATTGGTGTAAATCCATCAACTGCTTCATCGAATGTTGCATCAACTTGTTTCATACTGGTTCTCCTATTTTGTTGTCTGTTTTGTTACTGTGTGCTTTCTTATCACTTCATTTACTGCTTGTCTCAAAGTATTCATATCGTCTGAGTAAGACTTTCCATTTAAACCTTGAAAGTATAACTGAGGTGATACCCAAGTTCCTTCCTTAGTCTTAATGAATCTCTTTTCTCCTCTTTTACGAGTACCTACAAGTCCATCTTCTTGCATTTTATTAAATGCTTTCTTAGATAGAACACCTTGCTTTACAAGACCTTCAGCTTCTGTTAGTGTAATTTTACCCATTTATTCCTCCGTAGATTGTATGTCACCTTCCAAATAAAGAACTTCAGGGTTCTCTAGTGTGAATGAATGGTAACTAGGGTTTATTGTTAGTTGTTGTTTATTTTGTGTTGTGAAAACCATAATCTGTTTGCCATTATAGTTCTTAGTGCCTTTATACTTGACATTTTTGAACTGACAACCATCATTAGTTCCCACAGTATATTCCTGCCCTTCGGCTAGAACGCTTTGCTCATAACTTCCATCATTTGCTTTTGGTAGTGGCTTCATTTTCCTTCTCCTTAACTAATCGTTCAAGTTTAGCTTTGCTCGCAGCGTAATTGCTGCGGTTAATCTGACCACTATCAATCATATCAGCGATACTCTTCACCTTACTATCATCACCTGTAGCATCAGCAAGATGTAACATCTCTTTGATTTCAGCATTAGTTATTGGGTCATCCACTGGTAAATCCTCACCTGCATAGATATATATACCTAAGCCATGTAAACCTATAGCTTTAGTTAAACATCTTTGTATCGAAG